CCGCTGTCGTCGTTATCTATACTCTGCTACCATACTATTTAATCTGATATAGTATACATATAAAGGGAACATGTTAACCCTTACTAATATATATACTATAATACACACAAGACCCCCATTATATTTATACTGCTGAACTTAATTTATATCAACCACTCACTGAGTTAGCTATGCGGACACGCTATAATGTTAATACATAATTAAGTTATTTAATTTATTTATTTATTATTGATTTACTGCTGCACTTAATTTATAAAAAACGGTATATTGTGATAGCAATGCTAGCACTCAATACCGGTTAATATCTCAAATTAAGGGTGATATATTTCTATATATATATAACTAAGAAAATAATTATACAATATAGTATAGTATAGTATATTATATCATTCTCGTCAGATGGATTTGAACCACCGGCCGCGGGAATTATGATATGTACACTTTGGTACATTAACAACTACAATCCCATGCTCTACCCCTGAGCTATGACGAGTTTCAAATTTCTAGTAAATATTTAGTTCTGATATAAAAGTCAGATTTATTTGAAAATTGCTGTAAGAAATTTTGATTGCCTTACGACAAACGCTCCGTAGAGGAATCGAACCTCTGATCTTCCGATTAACAGTCGGACGCCTTAACCCCTGGGCCAACAGAGCAAAAATAATCTATAATGTAATATATACGATTGTCTTACGACAAACGCTCCGTAGAGGAATCGAACCTCTGATCTTCCGATTAACAGTCGGACGCCTTAACCCCTGGGCCAACAGAGCTTTAATAATGTATAATGTAATATATATTATGTCCGAAGACATATCTTCTACAGAGGTATTGAACCTCTAGTCCCATATACAATGGAAATCATACATAATTGTATGGTAGAAGGATACTCCTGGCGGGACTTGAACCCGCGATCTCCGCATTATAAGTACGGCGCATTAACCAACTATGCTACAAGAGTTAAATACTAACCACTATACTCATACAGAGTTATAGGTGTTAGATGATGACATGTGCAGGGTTCGAACCTGCGCATCCGAAGATAACTGAGCTTAAGTCAGTCGCCTTAGACCACTCGGCCAACATGTCGTGATTTGTTTTTCAGAATGCCATTGAACTACGGTGCTCTACCGATTGAGCTAACAGTGTAAACACTGTACAGGACTTGAACCTGCAACCCCCGGCTTAAAATGCTTTGTTAATGATTGCTGTTGACATTCTATTCTTCTCACACTTATCTATATTAATATATCTTTAAGTATATTTTCCAATATATATTATATTTTTAAATACGTAATTTTTTCTTCTTTTTAGACGGAATCGTTTTTACGAAACTATTGAGCTTTGCAGACCTTACCGTTAATTCTCTAATACTTGGTACATTATTATTACTTATCTTTTTGCGAATTGTCTCCTGATCCTTTCTTAGATATTTTAAATTCGGTAGTAATGTTTTTTTTAATCCTTTTATACCCGTATTATTCGGATATAATTCCATAGAATCTAATATTGTTGTATATTCATAAACTAGATTGTCTAAAACATCTGGTAAAATCGTATCCTTCTTATTTTTACTCTTCAACTCCTCATACTTCTCATGATGTGCAAGCAACACAGACACATTCCTTCTTATATCTCCTAAACTATTAATTGTGTTATAATTATTATTAGGTTCCTTTAGTCTATTAAATCTTTTTTTTAAAGTTTTTAATCGATTTATATTCGAACTCATTATATAATATAGTATATATTAATAAATTTGAATATATTATTTACTCTTTTTATAAGCACACAATGGAGTTGTCTACTACTAATATACAACAAATAGTAAAGTTTTTCAATACTAGATTAGATAATAAAGACTATAATCATATTTCCATTGAAGAAATAACCAGATGTATACACACTAAACAATTAAAAATTAAACCAAAAGAAAAACAAACGAAACTTATTATTAAACCTAAACCAAAAGAAAAACAAACGAAACTTATTATTAAACCTAAAACAAAAGAAAAACAAACGAAACTTATTATTAAACCTAAAACATCTCCTAAAAATAAACTAAAAATTAAACCAAAACTACCGGACCCAAGCGAATTTAATAATAATTACCGATATTTTATGAAAGTTTGTTCTATTCTAAATTTACCGGTGTATAAATACGAAACTACTTTATGGACTGGACCTTCTATTATTATCCATAGTTTTGATAATTTTAATAATAAAATTAGAAATAATTTTAAAATAGACACATATATTGATACATTATCTGAATATAAAATTGCAATTTACCCATCTAAAAATGTTCGGGACGATGATATTATTTATAACAATGTTTATAAAACCGAAATAGAAACCGAAAAGTTTGAATACAAAACTCGAGGCACCGTTTTATATATTGATAAACAAACAACCGATATGCTTGAAAGTCTTAATGATATGGAAAAGAATTACTACATTGATAAATTAATTAAATTAAAAAATTGATTTAATATATTGTTTAATTGTATATTACATTATATCTATTATGTTTGACCAATGGGAACTCGTATGTTCCGCCAACAAACTTATTGCCAGTGTTCCAGAAAGCATGGCCGCCGCTAAAACTAATTACCCACAAGACCTACCACTATGGTACACAGAAGATGATGAGATGGTAGGTGAAATCTTCCAGGAAGATCTCTTCTTTAATCCTTACATTTCTGTAAAAGAAGAAATGAAAGAATTGGTTAAATATGAATACCATCTAGAATGCATCTGTAATTCTGATTCTGAAAGTGATGAAGTTTCTGATTATGAATGGGACATGATTAAAAACAAGTTCTAGTTTTTTAAAATATCTAATTTATTTGATAGAGAATTTATGGTTTTATTATAAATTATATTACCACTCGGTTTATATTCCTCAATAGATCTATACCCATTATTTTTCTTTTCTATTGTCTTATAATTCTGTGGATTTGATTTACCTATCCATGAAATAAATAATAGATTCGGATGAGTATATTTAACCTCAAATCCATTTTTAGTTAGGGTTTTAAATAAATAAATTACGCACCCCTTATAATTATATAGTGGAAACCCATAAATATATTCTGGAATCACATAAAAACAAAAACCCTCGGTTGACGTTTCTGATGTTTTTTTAATTTTATGATGACATTTTTTTAATATCTCATCATAAATTTTATTCTGTTTATCTTCTTTCTCCTTTAAAGTATTATTTAGATCATCTATATTTAACATAGACATTTAATATATAAACTATCTTTTTTTTTTAGGAATTATACATCCATTTATTATCTAAAAATTTGACTGCATCCTCAATATTATCAAATACTGGAATATTATTTTCTTCTACATGTTTTAAAAATACTTCTCTTGTTTTTTTTATTTTTGTTTTATCTAAATCTTTCCTAGATAAATAATATTCTAAATGTTTTTCATATGGAAGTATTACAACTGCATCTGCTATATACTTCCAAAATAATGCTCCTATTATTTTATAACCATATTGTTTAGATTGTTCTAACATATAATCCGCTCTCATATAAGACAATTTCTCGTTGTGCGAACCAACCCAATCTATATTTAACCCTTTATCACCAAACAAATTATCTGAATCTATCCAGTTTTTTAATTCACCTAACTGGTTATTTACAAATGTTGTTTTCCCTGAACCAGGTGGAGCTAAAATAACAGCTCCTTTACTATGTCTTCTATATTCTTTATCAAAATCATCATAAATATCCACTGCATCTGTGAATTTGAACATATATTTGTATATGTTATGTTCTAATTTACAAATAAAAAAGAAATTGAAAATAAGATATATTGTATATTTATCATACATAAATGAACTAACATGTCTAAACAAACAAACTATAATATTAGTATAATATCTGGGAGTATATCTGGATTAACACAGGTAATAGTTGGATATCCATTTGACACCTTTAAAATAAAAGCACAAACACAACATACAAGTAATATTACTATAAAAAATGTATTTACTGGGATAAGGTTTCCTCTACTAACTATTCTACCCATTACAACAATACAATTTTCTTTAGAAGAAAAATTAAAAAATGATATAGATAACCGATATATTACTGGTGCTATTACTGGTATAGCTACCTCACCTTTAGTTTCTGTAACTGATTTACTCAGAATTAGAAAACAACAAAATATAACTATCCCCTTGGATTTTAAAAGAGGGCAATTATTAACACTAATTAGAGAATCTATTTCATTATCAATATATTTTGGTACATATAACACAATTAAAACAACTCTAGAAAAACACAATTTTAACAACATTTCATCTATAACTATTGCAGGTGGAATATGTGGGTCTTTATCATGGACTATTACATATCCTATAGATATTATAAAATCAAGAATACAATCATATACGTCCAATACATTTTTAGAAGCTATCAAAAAAAAAAGATTATGGGATGGTTTATTAGTTTGTAATGCTAGATCTGTCATCATTAATTCATTAGGATGGCTTGTCTACGAAAAATCGAAACAATTTATTTATAATCTTTGCTAACTAACCATTCCTTTACACTATCTATATCAACCTTTCCTTCATACACAATCTTCTCATTTTTTTTATGAAGAATAATTGTTGGTATTATTTCTATTTTAAGTCTATTACATACATCATTTGAACTATCACAGTCAACCATATCTATATCTATATCACTAAATTTATTTTCTTCTTTGAATTCTATCCACTTTGGTTTAACAGTTGCACAATGACCACACCAAGGAGTATAATATAATACCAACTTATCTTTGCTATAAAATTCTTCCTGATTATTAAAAAATACAAAATAAGATACGGTTGATAGTAAAACTATTAATGTTACTATAGAAATTAGAATTTGTGTGTTATTCATATAAATAATAAACAAAATTTTTTAGAAAAAAAAACAAATAATTTAGAGTTTCGAGTTAACCCATGCCGTAATAGCTTCGACCGTTCTTTCGCCCTCATAGTCTTCGCCTACCTTATCACTCGCGTTTTTATACATTTTCATACTTGGGAACCCCTCAATATTAGCGGCTTCACACTTATCTTTATTACTTTCGTCATCACATTCTACACCTTCCAAATTTACCTTAGAAGTAATATCAGTTTTCTTTAAATCTTCCCAAACTGGAACAAATTTCTGACTCCACCCACACCATGTGGCATAGTATAATTTGAAGAATGGTTTATCATCATCAGGAACAGTATCATAACCCTCAGAAGTTCTAACATATTTCCAATAGTAAAGACCGCCACACAAAGATAAAACAACAACAACAGCTAAAAGAATCAATGCATTTTTTTTGGTTAACAAAGAAGTTTTTGTCGAAATTAGAGGTTGAGAAATATTTGGTTGAGAACTCATACTATTTATAATAAAAAAAAAAATTAAAAATAAACTTATTACTATTAATTAATTCCCTATTCCGGTTGTAATTTTAAATATGTCACTAATTTTGGAAATGTTGAATCTGTTAGCATCTTTTCATTTATATCGTATAACCAGTCTTTAATATTATCTTGTAACTCTTTAAGAGTAATACCACTCCCTATATCTACGCCTACGCCTGAATATGTTTGATAATCTTTATATACACTAGTTACCGTAAAATCTTGGACAGTGTCAGCGTCAACTCTTATTTTACCACTTAATTTAAATTCTATTAAAGGTAAATCATGTCGTGTTTTTCCTTTTCCTTCGTCATACTGAGTAGGATCCGTTTCCTTTAAATTATAAAATCCAACACCAGCATTTGTACATAGTTGTTTGACTGGGTCAGTTACATCCATCCATTCTGAAATTTTCTTTTGTTGATTATATTTTTCACATGTTACAGTTTTATAATTAAACATATATATTATACTATCCCCCTCAGAGGTAGTATCATCCTGAACTGATTGTTTCACATAATCAAATGCCTTTTTATAATCTGAACTTAAAAGGCATCCACGACCAGAACCTCCAGCAACATCTGGTTCTGCATCTTCATAACCTCCTATATATAAATTTACTTCTACATTATCCAATGATTCAATAGTAGACTCTGACATGAGATTTGTATTTTGAAGGTACTGAAGGGTACCAAAAACCTTGTCACCAAGGTTATCAGTCTCCCCTGTGTTGTCGTTAATAAACATCTGGTTAAATTTATCTTTACGAATGTCATCAGATTGGAGTCTTTCTGTGAAGTTCTTAATAATTAATAGTTTAAGTATATTTTTTGTATTATCGTTATCCGTTAATAACAAATTACCAGAATCAGTGTAAAGTCCATTTCCGCGATTCGTTCCATCTAAAATTATCCCAAAATTTTCTTTGGATTTTTTATAATACCAATATACTCCAACAAAAAATACTATAGATATAGCAACCAATGTCCATTTATTCTTATTAAAAACCGAATTTTTTTTTAATAAATTTACTAAAGTATTCATTATATAATAATATAAAATAAAATAAAATAAAAATTAATTGTTTAATTACCTCTAAGATAAGAAAGCCAATCAAGTATTTTTTCGGACGTATATACCGTTTTCGTTACACCATCCACGTCGTCCTCATCAACCATTGTTTTACCGTCTGTACCCAATTTCTTTGTGGGGTCAAAATTAACTGTGTATCGTGTATAGCCATCGCCAGAGCTATCTCTATCTTTGTTAGTTGTTCCTAAAAACGAATATTGTATTAATGGGAAATAAAGTTGTTCATCGTTTGTATCTGCTGCATAAAACCCGGCTAGTTTACATATGCCTAGGTTGTCCGTGTCTGAACGATCTTTATCCATGCTCTGTGCGACAGCATCTGTATGCTCACATCTGATAATATCTTGCGATACGGTGGTGCGTTTGCTGATGTCGGTTTGGATGTTGTTGCGCATTGTTTCGTCCAATTCTATTCCAGGGAATTTTTTTATTATTTCTTGTCTCAGATTTTCTCCATTAACTGGGTTGTCGTTAGCATTTTTATAGGAGGTATTAGTCCAGATTTTATTTAAAAAATTAGTCGAGGCATCACACTCAGTATCACCTAAATACAAAGTTACTTGTTCATGAATAATTTCATCAATATACTCTGGGTCTTCGCTGCTATCAAGCTGCTCTTGCACCTTTTTTAGTTGATCAATAATTTCCTGTTGATGATTAGTAAATAAATATTCATATTCGACTTTGCAGTCACCCGAAATACTTACTACCTGTTTATCTCCGTTTGTGACAGTCCATATTGAGGCGGCGGGGGTATCTTGTTGGTTTAAATCAATAAATGTACCAGAATCATTTATATCTGTAACTGTCGATGATGATGACCCTTCCTTACCGTTTAATCTCGAAATAGAACAATACATGTCAGTTGATTCAGAACCCCTCCCATCACTATTTTTGTTTTGAACTTTATAAAAAACATCTCTTATACCTGAAATATGGTTTGCAAATCTTAAAAGATTTGTCGGATCTGTTTCATATAATTTGTCAACTCTTACCGGAGGTAAAACATTTCCTGCAAGGTCTTTTTTTAAAGTCTTTGGACCTCCCCAGAGCCCCTCTCCCTTAGAATTATAATAATTTTCTTGGGATTTTTTAGAATACCAATAAAGTCCGACCAAAATAACTAAAGCCAAAATAACTAACACCCACTTATTCTTTTTTAACACAGATTTTTTAGGTAAAACATTTCTAAACATTTTCAAATTAAACTTCATCGCTATGATATTATAAAATAAAATAAAATTAAATAAAATTTAATTTAATTAAATTAAATTAAATTAAATAAAATAAAATAAAATAAAATAAAATAAATTAAATTAAGAAACCCGAATTTCTTGCATAGAAGGTAAATTTTGGGTTCTTAATTTAGTGACCCAGTCAACAATATCGTCCGACTTAATTTCGTACTTTTGTGATACTTCATTTAGATTAATTTGAAATTAATCATTCAAGATACCTTTGTTTTCATTTATATCTATACTTTCTACACTATATTGTAAATATGGGAATCCTTGGTTTGAGTCGACAACCGTTTCTCCAAGTTCCTCAATTTTATCGTACAATCCAGAGTATAAACATCTTTCTCCTCTAAGACGGGCTTTATAATTTGGATCTTCTGGCGCCCCTTCGCCCCCCCCAAACAAACAGCATCGGGCAAGAGGTCCTCTCAACCGACCACGTCGTCCCCGTCCCCATCACCTTCCCCACCGCCGTAGCCGCGTGCGCCTTGCGTGGCATCCAGCAACCAGGCCTTTATTTTTGTAGCTGAATATATAGGTTTAGAGTCTTCCTCAAAATCCTCAGTTGAATCGTACCTTTTGGTTGGATCAAAATTGTTTTGTATTAGAGCATATTTATCTTCTCCTAAATTTTTTGTTTGAAATAAATTACTGTACTGTATTAGAGGATATGCTAGTATACTTTCCTCATCTTCTGTGTTAAAAAGTCCTGACAATTTGCACATAGAATCCTGTATACGTCCATCTTTGTTTTTTTCTAAGACCTCGCATGTTTCTACATTTAAGGATACTGTTGGATGTTTTTCTAATAAATACTCTTTTAGTTCTTGAGTCGTTATTGTAGTTAAAAAATTGTCAGACGCATCACAACCTGTCGCCACAAATACAGTAACAGTTTCATTCATAGCATTAGTAAAATAGTCTGTTTTTGAAAATACAGCTGAATCTATGTTATTCGTTTCTATATTCTTCTTTTCATCGTTATATTTTCCTCCACTCTCCCCCACCTCATCCTTAAACGCTTTATTATAACCAGCACATTTGGAGGTTTCTTCAAACATGTTTTCATCACCTAATACCCACGAATCCTGTGCATTACTTTTCTCGCCTAAGAAGAAGTCATAAAAATCTGATGTATTTATCGCATCTTTAGTAACGTCACTTTCGACACCTGCCACGCCGTCTTTGTAACGCTGGTTTAAGGTACACCCCGCCTTTAATCCGTTCAAATATATATTCCTTATAGCCCTTGAATATGTGATTAAAACATCAGCGTTAGGGTTTTTTAGTTCTGATATATCCCTTACTTGCACGTTTTCATCAGTATATAGGGCTCTATTCAGTGTTACATTATTATCAGCGGTCGAACTTGGATATCCGGCGGCATATTTTACAAAATTTTCTTTATTTTTTCTGGAATACCAATAAAGTCCTACACACACACACAAAACTATAGCAAGAATTAGCCATTTATTTTTATTTAATAATGATTTTTTAGGTAATAGTTTTTTTAACTTATTAAAATTCATTGTAATAATAAAATAAAATAAATTAAATAAATAATATTATTTTTTTGATGACTTAGTATTAGACTTACTTTCCCGTATAGTTGAAAGCCATTCCAATATTTTTGATTCAGAATATTCTATCTTCCCACCATCCTCGTTAACAAATAAATTCGTTGTAGTATCTAATTTTTTTTTAGGATCAAATTTATTGGTATAGTAATAATTATCTAACACTTCTGTTTTAATACGCCATTTTAAAACATATAAAGAAACATATTCCCACCTGTCCTCAATTTTTATTAGATATAGACCTGTTTTACCATCATACCAATAAACCTCATATTCAAGCACTTCAGTTGAACCTTCATTAAAAACCTCAATAATTGTGCCTATAGGTATTTTTAAAGCATCATCAACCAGGGTTTGTTGATTCATTTCATCAAAGGTATTATCGTATAAATACCATGAGCTGTCATCATGTAAATCTAACTTTTTGAAATCAAAAAGTCCCAAACGACCATCTGCTAATTCTTCTCCATAATAATTAATAAGATGTCTATCAGTTACAGGATCATACCAATCTATCCTCGCGTCCATACCAACGGGTGTTCCATCTGCATCTCCCCATATAATGGTGACGCCTTTACCCACCATTTCTTGCTTACCAATAACAACCGGTTGGTCTACAATATTACCCCCTCTAGTTGCTTTATCTACCGCTTTACTAATCTCTATTACACTACTATATTCTATTGTGGGGAACACCCTTGGTTTATCCCAATTATCTCTACGTGTTGGTTTATAATAACCTCCGAGTTTACATTCGGCAATAACGTCTTGATCAGTAGTTATTGTTTTTATATCACCTGAGTGTGTCTCGCATTGAATATTCTTGATGACAATAGAATTACTTAATTTACTGGACAAGGACTGTTGTATATTTTTAAAATTATCGGAATGTGCACATCCAGTGGCTAAATATATATTTAAATTTTCTAATCTTACCCCTGAAACATATTCGGTATCAGGATTTTTTATTAGTAATTGTTTAGTATCTTCATCAAGTTTTTTAAATAACTTGTTCAAGTTTGTCATGGCGGGTTCACCCGAACTCCCAGCACAATTTAGTTTAAATGTTTCCTTTTCATTCATTTTAAATTCAGAAACTTCCATTAATTCAATAGAATTATCATTTAAATTTTTGCCTCTATCTGTTATAGTTAACTTACATGTTGCTGAGGATTGTATTAAATTATCCTTTATTACGAATATTGTATTCATTAAATTTAAATTAAATTTATCAGATAATTTTTCGTTTTCTTCTATTATTACATCAGTCATATTAATATTGTAATCATTAAAAAGGTCATCTTTTATTGATGTATCTTCAAGAATTTGTTTAGATTCAAAATTCTCTTTATTTTTTATGGAATAAAAATAAAGTCCTATACATACTAAAACAACTATAGCAAGGAGTAGCCATTTATTTTTATTTAAAACAGACTTCTTGGGAAATATACTTTTAAAAATATTTAGTTTCATTACAATAATAATATAAATTTTATTATAATTAATAAAAAAAAAGTAAATAATTAGAGACTATTGTTTTTTTTGTCATCACAACAAAGTTTTACATAGTACATAACAAGAGCAAGTAGAACAAGACTTAATAATGCAATCAAAAGATTTTCAGGATCTTTTAACGATTTGTTTACACTTTTGACAGATTTATTCATAGTATCCATAACACCTTTAACTAAACTACCCCCTTTTTTAGCTTTAACCATTTTATAATATATTATAAGAAAAAAATTATACAGCTGTATGATAAATCGAATTATTTAATAATCTATTATTATTTGTATTTGTATTATTATCATAGAAAGAATTGTCAAACGCTCTATTATTAAACGTATATGAATCCTCCATATTTTCATCATTATCTATTATTTCATTATTTTCAACACATTCATCATTATCTATTATAGATAAATTATTTCGTCTTTTATAAACTATACATGAAATTACTATAAGTAATAGTATAACTAAAACACAAATTAGTATTATAATTAATACATTCATTGATTTATTTGATTTATAATTATTTAATCCCTTTTTGGTTATTACCATATTAGTTGTAGTATTAGTTATAGTATTAGTTATAGTATTAGTTATAGTATTAGTTATAGTATTAGTTATAGTATTAGTAGTAACAGGGGTTGGTGTGTTTATAGTAGTAACAGGTGTGTGTGTGTTTATAGTAGTATTAATAATATCTGTAGGTCTTGTTTTTCTACTTTTATTTGAGAAATTATAGATATTATTAATTGTGGTATTAGTGTGGCAAGTATCAACCGGAATTAATGACCAATTTCTTATTAATAGATTCTTGATACTACAAAAATAATGACAATGTGAATTATAAATTTTTAGTTCTGTTGTTTCATTTATGCAAATTTTATGATAATTCTCTGTTTTTTTTATACAAAATGTGTCTAAACATTTCTGTTTTACACATGTACTTTTAAAGGGTTCTGTTAAATTTAATTGATTCGGTTTAATAAACAGATCTAATACAGTTCTATTTATTTTATTACCATTGTAATAAATAAATTTTTCAATATAATCATTATTCCAATAAGAATTTCTAAATCTATTCTCTATATAATTGTAATGTGTGTTATCCGGTTGTATAAACTCATCACCAATATGTGTGTCCGTAAAAAAAATTACTGTTAACATTTTATAATTATCTTCAATAAAATTAGATTCTATTAGTTTCAAAGCCAAATCCAGATTAGTATGTTTAGTAGTACGATGATAATTTAATGTATTAACTCTACCTATCATACTAGATTTAGTATTATTTGTATTAAAATTAAATATAATACTAGGCGTTGTATCAAATGTTACTAATCCTATATTTTCTTCTTTTACGTCAGTTGTTTCAATAATATCGATTACTTTATTTTTAAACCTTTTGAAAGTGTGAGGTTTCCCAAATAATTCACTGTTATTAATAGAACTAGAGCTATCTATTACGAAAAGTAATTTAGAATTACATTCTAAATTAGAAATATTAATAGATTTCGATGGTGCAACCAACGATAATAAAAATAAAAATAAAAACATATTAGTTGTTCTAATTAGATTATTCTTAAATATTACAGTAATTATTTTTTATATTTGTAATAGATATCGCAATTTTTTTCTCCAAATTTAAAAATATTTTTGAAGTTTATTTGTGTTGTTCCTATTACTATATCTTTTAATAGATGTTTAATTTTTGTAGTCCCCTCTGTGCCATCATATACAACTGATATCGTTTTATTATGTGTTTTATTAATATAATTAATAGAAGTAAATATTTCGTCATCATGATTAAATGTTAAATTTATAATATCAACCCATTCATAATATTTATAATTTTGGGTAATTTCATTTATAAATATTTTTTTAGAAGTGTTAAAATTATAACCATCATAGATTAAAAAGTTATATTTCTTAGATAGTTCTTTTAATATTGTAGCCTTTTCAGAATTAAATTGTTCTATTATATTTGAATATATTTTCAATATACAAAAATTATTGTAATTATCAATAATAAAATCTAATAACAATTCAAAATCGGTAGAATCAAAAACATAACATACTTGTGTTTGTTTTGTTTTAATAATATTTATTAGTTTGTCTATATTTGTTTGATTATTTGTTTTGAAATTTATTTTTTTATTCTCGACTGGATTGTATAATTCTCTATATATAGAGTGTTCTATTAATTTATTTTTATATAGCACTGTTACAATATCCGATATGGTAAAAATAGATATAACTTTATAGTTACCAAGTAATTCAAAATCAGTTCTTCTATCACAAATTGTTAGAATAGATAGTGGTGTTAGTTCTATTTTCTCTAATTGTTCTATAAAAAATTTAAGACTTGAACCGGTTGTTATAGTATCTTCAAGAACAATTAATTTTGATGATGGAGTGTATTCGCCTTCTATTAATTTTTTTAATCCATATTTTTTAGTTTCCTTGCGCATCATTAACATAGGTATGTTATATTTGGATGATAAAACAGATGAAAATGGTATTGCACCATATGGTATACCAAGAATATGAGTATAATCAAGTAATTTGATCTTTTCATATAAAAGTTCAACAATAGTGTTTAAAATATAGGGATAACTAATAACATTTTTAAGATTTATATAAATTGGTGATGTTTTTCCACTTTTTAGTTTAAATTCACCAAATTGTATACAGTTTTTATTATACAGATCAAGAATTAATTTTTCCTTCATTAATCTATCTATCTATTTGTTTATATTTAAATTATACTATAATAAAACTTATTGTTAATATATAAATTATAAAAGCACCAATTATAAAATACATCCATAAAGGTAAGATTGTTTTCTGTTTACCTACACCAAATTCCTTAATCTTATTGTTTTTTGTTAGAAACCATCTTGGATTTTTTTTTATGATAGTAAGAAATAATACCACTAATATTAGATAAATTATAATAGACCATATTAACTCATTATTTATATATAAAATCATTAGTATATAATAATAATTTTTTTATAAAATTTATATTATTATATTAACTATGTATATTTTATTAATAATTATACTTGGGTATCTAATATACTATAAATTCATAACTATACTTGCAAAAGAACAATCTTCTGATTCCTTTACAAACTATAATGACAACACGATTCTAGGAGAATACGCAAAATACAATAGTAATGACCAAAAAAATACATATATTAAGATGTCAACCCCTAAAAATATGAAAAAATATACATTTATATCGGATGAAATAAGTACTTTACCCTATTATATAGCAAATACTATTAAATATTATAGTGGAGATGTAAGATTTGACGTTATAACCAAAACAACTGACATGTTGGAAACCACTAATATAGAATATATAAATAATGGTGAATTTGAATTTGCTTTATGTACAGAATATTCTTTATTAAACATATCAAATAATAATGAAAAACTTAAAAATACAAGAGTAATTTGTAGTTTAAATAAGAGCTATCTATTTTTAGTTGTTAGAGATAATTCATCTATTACCATTATAGAGGATCTAATTGGGAAAATCGTTGGTATAAATAGTTCTAAATCAGAAGCATATTATATTTTAAATCAAATGTGTGAAATATTAGGGCTTTCATTAAAAAATATAAGTACTAAGGATATATCTGATACAAAAACAATCTATTTTAAAACCGATGGTATAAATGAATTATTTTATGACTTTGAAACAAATGGTTTAGATGGATTAGATGGATTATTTATAGTTTCATCCCACAATTTACCTTATCTATTTTCAATATCAGAAAGTGTACCAGTTAGATTTTTAGATTTAAATAATAGAAGAATCGAACAATTTAGTAAACAAACATCGAACCATTTATTTTTAACTAAGGAACGTATAAATATTGAACAATATAATACATATAATAAAAGTATATTCCTGGATACATTCTATACTAAAAATATGTTAATTTGTAATAAGGAAATAACTATAGAAGAGGGTTATAATATTATAAAAAATATTTTTACTAATATTAATTTAATAAAAAAGAAACTAAAAGAATTATCAGAACCATATATAGGCGATGGAATATATGATCCGCTATATAATGATTTTAAAAGACTATATATGATTTTTAGTAGTCATAAATTACAGATACATGAAGGGGCTAATAAATATTATGAAGAAATCCAGGTTTTTACGACTGAAGATAAATTATGTGAATTTTATAATGAAAAATGCAACGTTTACCCATATCAAAAGGTAAAGTTTAATAAAAGACCATTAATCAGTATATTAGATACTATTTCCTGAAACTATTCCTTAAAAATATACTTGGGTGGGGTTTGTGTTTTACAGCACCTATATGTACCATTACCACATCCACTACAAAATGGAACAGATTCTTTATTATATGTTCTAGGTGAATAGACTTCTACCCCCCAAGGGAATTGACAATTGCCATTATTACACTTGCCAGTATTAGTAGTTTTATTATAAAAGGGACATTCTGTATTTGATGAACATGGTCTATCCCATACTCCATTATTATCTAAACATCTTTCTTTAGTATTTATTTTTGAATCTATGGTAAACTCATCCTCTGATTTTTTATAGCAGTTATAATTGTTATTTTGATTTAATAAATAGTTTTCTCTGTTTACCATCTTAATAAACATTTTCATTTTATTTTTATATTCTGGATCAAATGATAATACATTATTACAATCTACACTACATTTGTCGTCATTTACTACACATTTGTCTTTAGATATAACACATTTATTATATTCTTCTGAAATTACTTGATTATTAATTTTAGTTCCCATAAATTTTGCAGAATTAAATAAGATAGTGTTTTTTAGTTTATGGACAATAACATCAAAATAAACATTATAATACAGATGTGTTCCAAATCTAAATAGTGTAAAAATAAACTGGTAGTTATTATATAAATTATTTTCACCCGTATATAATATTTCGGTATTTATAATTTTATAATCATTCAAAATTACTATATCTTTCTCTTTTAGATGTTCCTTGACCTTTTTGTTAATATTATCCAGAATAAATAATCTAATATTGTTTATATTTTTCGTATTTGTTATAGATTTAAACTCCAATTTGTCTTTATTTTTATACATAGCAACAATCTCTTTTACTATTTCTTCTAGGTCATCATATTCTATAGAAGCTGTGTTATAGTATTTGGAATAAAATCTATGTGGAAGATTTCTTCTTATTCCATAGTCTTTGCTAGTTATATCAATATCATCATTTAATTTATAATTTTTTGGTTTAAATGAGGAATGAATAAATTTAGGTTTAACAACAATGCAGGATTTCTTGAAATTTATAAAATCTTCTTTTTTAGTACTAAGATAAAAAAGAGTTACTATTACTAGTAATATAATAATTACAGTTTGATTCATTATATATATTAATATAATTAATTACAAGGTAAAATTTTATTGTTCCCCCTCACCACCATCCTCGCCATCATCATCAGGCATGACATCTCTTTCCTCATTTTCTAACCGGTTGATGACTTCATCTCTATATTTACTGTTCGATTCATCGGACTCGTCTTCATCCGGTTCTGATACAGTATCGAGTTGTATATTTTCATCTTCACCAACAGGTTTATCGGGGACATATAAATTTTTATCTTTTGAAGATATAGTGCTCCATTTATCTAATCCTACACTTATACGCATTTTAAGACTAGCCCAGGTTTCTTTGTCTAGTTCCTGAACGAATCTTAGTGTTTCTTCTTTTTGTGTTTCTGATTGCTTTTCAATAATAGACTTGATATGTTCTGAACTGTGTTTATCTAATAATTTTGAATCCTCTTCTATATGAAGTAGAATACTATATAGAAGATTAGCTTCAATCTCGTTTGTTTGTTGTATACCTCTAGAAATTTCCACTTCATCATCATCGTCAGAATCTTCTTGGGTATCTGTCGTAACTCCAACAACTATCTCATGGTCTGTCTCTAATATTTCGGACAATATAAAGAGGAAAATATAGTGTATAAATGTTGAAATATTAGAATATAATTCTTTATTATCTGGTTCTTCGCAAATATTAATATTTGTAGAACCTGACAAGATTTTTATATTTTTGGTTGTTCCAGATATAATATTCCCCATTTTTTCAAGCATTGCTTTATGAGTAGTACCTATATGAAGGAACCGTTCGGTGTATTTATTGTTATTCATAATTATGTTACTATATTTATTATCTAGTTCAGGTTTATTTTTCCATTCATCTGGGATATGAACTTCTTCCTTAATAATAATATTCTTCTTATTTTTTATTTTAAATATAGTGTTTTTTAGGTATGTGAGTGTAAATGACTGTAGAAGATTTATTTTGTCAATATAAAATTTAGTGTATGCTTCTTCTTCATCCATATTTTTAAGATCAGATTCAAGTACATTTTTCTTTTCTCCAAGAGATAATAAGATTACTTTGATAGGTTCGCGATTGGATATATTTAATTTTTCACTAAATTGTTTTGATAATACATCACATAGAACTTCTATCTGTTTTTTCATATCACCCCATACTAATTTTTTATTTTTATTCGCCTTTAGTTTTCTATTAAAATCGGTAAGATATTCGCTACCCTGCAATTTAATATTAGAATCAATTACATTCGAGATTTTATCCTCGATTTCTTTGTAAACTGTTTTATCGAGATTAAAAAGTTTTTTCTTATTTACTTTATCTACTAAATTATAATAATCATCTTTTTTATATTTTTTAGACATTATATCTGTTTTATTTTCTCCAGTTAGAATACAATAGTTCTGTTCATATATATGTTTTTGTCCTTCAAAAAATCCAGTATCAATAAATTTAGCATATAAATTCTGGATATCTTCTTCCGTTAATTCATCTCTATCCTTACCAATATTTCTATTAAATGAAATAAGTGTAGGCTTTAATTCAGATAGAATAAATATTTTTGATTCCTTTAATAATTTATTGATGTCCTTTTTAATTTGGTTGTATTTATAAATAATTTCGATTAGTTCCTGTATGTTTTTGTTCTTGCTAATAAAATCTGTGAGATAATTATATGTTTTATTTATTTCTTGCAAACAACACAAATTATCAAGAGGATTAGGAGTAAATTTTTTGTTAACAAGTTCGTTTTCCATTATTTGTACATCGATTTCTTCTATAAGTTTAAGACAAATATTACTTTCAAATGCCTTTATTTTTTGAAGTTCAGCGTTGGCCTTTTCAGTATCGCCAGATTTGATATGTTTTTGTATACTACTAAATGTTTTTAGTTCTTTTATATCAAGATCAAATTTATTTAGTGGTGGTCTAAATTCATTCCATTCATAAGAATATTCCTTTATTTCTTTGCCTTGTTTTTTAAGGAGTTCTCGTTTTCTTTCATATCTATACTTTATTGTATTATCATTACGAAATTCGTCTATTTTTTTAATAATATTATCTTTCGTTTTTATTTTTTTAATACTAGACCAATCTACACCTAATGAACTTAGACTATCTAATACACAAGAGATATAATCGATACCTTCCTTATTGTTTCCTTCTTTATCTAATGGATACCCTCTAAGAGAAGGTTTACATCTAGAAAAGGTTTTAGTAATAATATAGTCTGTTTCACTTGATTGTATAAATAGGAATAAAATAGAAGCTGTATAGAGTATAATAGTTCTGATTCTATAATTATTGTAAGCTGATTCTAAAAAGGAATTACTTGCTTTTTTCTGTTTCTGTTTTGCAGCACGTATCCACGCAGATTTATTTTTAATTTTAGATGTTTCAATTGAATTAGATAGAGTTAGAACACTTAGTTCATCGCTGTTAGACAATTTTATACCCATAATATTTGTTAGAACTCTAATAATTCTAATAACAGATAACCCCTGATTTTCTATCGATTTATCGTCACCTTCTAATAATGATTTTCTTAGAATCTCTACTATTTCACTATTTTCTTCTGATTTATAGTCATCTGACGTATCAATTAATTCATGAGTAATATCGCGAGCACCAGAATCGAGGAAACCTTCCTGTGTTTCAAATTCAGCACCATTTATTTGTTCGCCACAATTTTTACACCAAATAAATCCGTCATTTTCTACACCATATTCCATTATAGTTTTTTCTAATGCCTCGTCGTATGTTATAATTTTATTATTGTAATCAATAAAATTACTATGATGTTTGCATATAATTTTTTTATTACCTGGTCTACTATAATAAAATTTTTCATTTTCCCCATCAGTTATAGAACCAGACCGACCATATTTATCAAGTAGTAAAGATAAAGATGTATAGAATTTGTTTAACGGAAGAGATTTTATATTTTCTAGATATTTATCTATTCTATAATAGTGATATTGGTAAATATCTTCTTCACTTCTTTCGTTCTTTTTATATTCTTTTCTTGTAAATTCATTATTTATTTTCTTATTATTGTCTGATTCTAGTTCGTGTTTTAGAATTAGCAATTCATTTTCCTGTTCCTGTAGAATTTTATCTTTATTATTAATATCTTCAATATTTTTAGAAATATCTTCTAACTGTTTATTGTAGCTATCAATTTCATCCTTTAATTTTATAATCCGAATAGGTAAACATCTTTTATAGTGTTCTGAATATTTGCATCTATTTTTACCTTTTAAAAATGTAGTGTCGATTTCTTCTAGTGCCATGCCTTGCTGTACACAGAAATCAGTGTATGATGAAATTATCATATCAATATTAAGATCTTTTTCAATAACCCAAACATCTGTGTTCTGAATCTTTTGTCTTTTGTATATTTTCTTTCTATCGTAATCTTCAATTAGAATAGCATATTGTCCTGGTTGAACTTTATTAGTAGTTTCTCCTTCTATTAATTTGTCGTCTTCAATAAAAACATCACGGTTATTATCTAATTTAAGTTGGTCCATATCGGTATAAGTTTTAACTAAACGCATGCCTCCACATTTATTATCCTTTTCAATTTTAGAAAACTCTTTATCTAAATTTTCAACAAGTTTCTCCTTTGATTGTATAACTCTTTCCTGCACCTTATTCATAGATTCTATGCGTTTTGAATTTTCTTCCATGAATTTCTTTGTAACATTATGGGTAATAGTTTTAAAAAACAAATATCCATTGTCATATGATTTCCTTAACCAATCTAATCTATTATTTTCTGTATCGCGGGATGTTTTATAGTCTGGGTAATCTCCATAATAATAATTTACCTGGTCTAAACTATAATTGTTTACTAATGGATAATTCATTTTATCGAGTACTTCTGTATCCTTCTTTTCTTTTGTAGTTGTTAATGTTTTTTGTGATTTATTATTATTAGATAAAATCGTTTTTATGGTTTTAAAATGGTTAGATGGTATATTTTCTAGAGTGTATCCATATCTAAATAATTTTTTTTCGAATTGTTCTAATGATGTATATTTGTCCTTACCATCTATACTATTAATAATATTTCCTAAGTCCGGTAGAATCTTAGTTAGGTAATTATCTAAATCAGTTTCGTCTAATTCTAGTTTATCGTATAGATAGACAGAAAGTGAATCGGTATCAAGATCTAAGCAGGACGGAACTATTTTAGTAATTCTTACATTACTATCCTTTTTATTAATACGTAATGTTTCTACTGGGTCTGTATTTATATCAATAATATAGTCTACATCATTAATGTTAGTAATTTTTCCCTGAATCGTTTGTTTATTTTCTATACAAATATTTACAGTATCTCCTAAATTATATTCACTAGTAATAATTTCTGACTGTATATTTTCTTCGAGGTGTTTCATATTAAGATGTATGGGTGTATTGGAATTTTCTATAAGAGATTTATTATTTTTGTATAACTCTTCATTAAGTTTATTTTTTGGTAGTTTTACGAATCCAACGTTAGAGATTTTATTACCCTTTACTATTAATTCATCATTAAAAATAGTATTACCTAACAACACATGTCTATTTATATTAGTATTATCTCCTAACATTTGTTTACAAGATTCTTTAAAACAATTGCTATAAACTTCCATATCATTTCTAAGATGTGTGACAAATCCTTTATTACTACTTTCGTATGCATCCATTAGTTCATATTGTTCTCTGGTTTCATTTTTATAAGAATAATTAACTCGTGAATCTCCCATTTTATATTTATGATTTATATCAAAGACTTTCGTAACATGGTCTTCGAAACTTTCCATTATTATTTTGTCATCATCACTTAATATGTTTATTTTATCAAGAGGTAATCCGGTTGTTTTAAGGTCATCTATATTATCAATTTTAAAGTATTTCTTTTTTTCAGAAACAATTGGTTTGTATAATGCATGACGATTGAATTTTTTTAGGTGGTCTTTTAATGGTTTGTATGATGCTCCTTTCAATTCAAATCCAGTTATATTTTTATCGTCATCAAAAGTAGAATTATTCTGTTTAAGATACATAAAATTTTTAATACGTTTTTTGATACTCTTACTATTATTTGGGTCTAATTTGATTAGTTCATTTAATAAATCATCTTCCTGAATTTTATCATTATAGATCACTTGGTCTTCGGGTATAATACTTTCTTCATAAATAACCATATTTTCTGAATTTTCCATTTCTATATTATTTTCTTCAAGTTCATACACATTACTATTATCATCTTCTTCATTATTATTCTCTACTTCTACTTCTTCATTATTATTCTCTACTTCTACTTCTTCGTTACTATTCTCTACTTCTTCATTATTATTCTCTACTTCTACTTCTTTATTATTATTCTCTACTTCTACTTCTTCATTATTATTATCTATTGCATCTTCTTCTGGGTCTATATCTTCTTCAGGGTCTATATCTTCTTCATCGTTATCTCCTTCGTTATTGGAATCATTAGTTACATCACCCCAACTAAAGTCTGAATTTGAATCAGCTCCTCCTGATAGTGGTTCATCTTCAACATACTGTTCATTATCAAGTACAAATATTTCTTCGTTATCTTCTTGGTCGTTTTCTTCTTCATCATTGGGGTAGTAGTTATCATTAAAATCATATTCATTACCTACAACATTATTATTATTAAATTCTTCATCTTCTTCTTGAGATTCTTTATTTAAATATTTTGGATGTTTTTCAAGAGTGTGAAAAATATTAGAAATATTATTAAAATTAATTTTGGTTTTATTTTTTCCTACATAAAAATCATCTTTATTTTTTAGAATAATTCTTATATAAATAGAATTATCATCGTCTTTTCCAACGACACAATACTTATTTGTGTCATTTTTAATTTCTATTATTGAATATATTTTTACGTCATCTAAAAACTTATTCATATAATTAAAGGTTATATTTTATTTAATAAAATATTTTACAGATACTTAAAAAAAAGACAATAGTATATATAAATGGAAGTCCTAGATTTTATTACCCATGAACCTTTTTCTTCTACTAAAACTAAACTAACTGAGTTGGGTCTTATTGTAAAGGAATACCCAGTTCACGACCTATATCTCGTAAAATATAATAAAGATACATCAGATATGGACAATAAATATGTAAAAATGTGTAGAGGTCTGATTGCTAAAATGTCAACGAATGAATTGGTATGTTTGCCTCCGACTAAATCGTGCGAACTAGAAGAGGTCTATAATTCTATAGAGCAGTGGGATAGGTTGAGTGTAGAAGATTTTTTGGATGGTACAATGATTAGTATGTTTTATCACAATGATAACTGGATGATTTCTACAAGGAGTAATATTGGAGCAAATTGTAAATGGATTGGGAATAAATCTTTTAATGAAATGTTTAAAGAGGCTTGTAATTTGGAGTTTTCATCATTGGATGAGTCAAAATTCTATACATTTGTTCTAATGCATCCAGATAATATTATTGTTACACAGTATCATGTTCCAGAAATTGTATTGGTTTCTGTTGGGTCTGTTGTAGATAGTAAAGTAGTGTGTCATGATATTTATAAGGAACCGCTTGATATTAAAAGGCCTATTAAATATTCATTTAATAATATTTCAGAAATTCGTGATTTTGTTAGGACAATGGATTTTCAAAAACAAGGAATTGTTATTAAGGATAAAGAAAATAGAAGGGTAAAAATCAGGAATGAGAATTATAATTATGCTAAATCTCTTAAAGGAAATACTAATAATGTAAAATATCTATACTATGAAAATAAAAAACATAAACACATTCAGGAATATTTGTCTTTTTTCCCGAATGAAACAGAAATGTATAATATTTTTAATAGTGAATTTATTAAATTGGTTTCGGATACACTAAACTATTACAAAAAATATCATATTAAAAAGGGTATTAAAATCAATGAAATTCCGTTCCAACTTAGACCTCTTTGTTATGACCTACATGGTATCTATATGATTAGGAGGACACCATTGCAGTTTAATGATGTCTATAATTATATTAGTTCGCTGGATAGTGCTAAGATTCTATTTATTCTAAAGCCTAATAAAGAAGTAGATTTGTCTTATAAACTATAGTTTTTTATGAACCGTTTTCTTAAACCCTTCTAGAATGGCTATAATTTTGTCACAGGTAATAGTAATAATTTCCTGGATTTCTTCAGGTGTGTTATTTTGTGTACTAATTTTTATTTCAATTAGATCCTTGAGTGGGTGAGGATTTTTATATCCAATATACATCAGTTTTTTTCTATCGAAAAAGTTTAGAGCGTGGAATTGAATAAGATTACCAAGAGTATGAGATTCATTTTTGGCAGTAATCGTATACGCCTTCATATTTTCAACAGAAACATCTAGACTAATTCTTTCATCTTCGGATTTGTTTCCAACAATATTAGTAATCGCAGTTTTGAAATTTTCAAGTTTTTGCGTTAGAATATCTAGACATCCATGTAGAATTTTTTCGGGTGATTCAATTCCTAGAGATTCTATATACATTTCATATTGGTCACAGATACCTTGTTTATTTGTATGAAAATATCTATCAGCTTTAGAAAGTTCGAACTGTCTTTCTAAAGATTCTTTATTTTCACTATCTTTATTTTCCTTTAGATAAAGTTCTAGACCTTTCTGAACTTTTTCTGGATCTCTTTTATTGTTATAGGTAATGCAAGAAATAGGTTGGTATCTGGCATGTTTTTTACCATTATTGATTGATGCTTTTCCTTCAATATGTATTTCTTCACCTTTGTTATTTGGATTAGATTTTAGTTTAGTAATAAGAATATAAGAGTTTCTTTCATTGGGTGGAAAGAATTTTTTAGAATCTACATTTTTACCGGTTTCAGTATCAATAACTTCAAAATCTTCGGTAGTAACATTAATAGTACTGGTTCCTTCATTCTTTTTTTTAAGAATAAAATTATATCTATTTACATCAAATGTTTCTTTGTTGGCATGAATGGGTACCATTCCAATACGATGTAACAAGAATTCATTGTGTAGACCACACGTATTTTTAATAACCTTTAGATCCGAATTTATATAGTCTTCTGTATTAAATGCAACTGTTTTATATTCAGATATACAAACACGTCTAATACCATTGACTATGCTTGTATCGACATCTTTAATTTCAAGATGAAGTTCATTTGAAGTTTTTTTTGACGAAAGTGAAATAGACATTTTATTTATATTAATTAGTTATAAAATTTAAATCAATTTTAAGTTTAATTAAAATAAATTTTTTATAAAAAATATCTAATGAATAAAGATCTTCTATTTTATAGCAATAAAGACGATTATTCTAAGGAAATAATAGAAATAATTAATAAGAATAATATAAAAGATATATTTCCGGTGTGTATTGATGATAGTAAAATAAAGATACCTGGTTTTATTAAGTTAATACCAACAATATACTTAAGTAAATCTAAAGAATTAATTATAGATGAAAAAATAAAGGAGCATGTAAATGGATTAATAAAAAAGGAAACAATTGAAAATGATTCTATAGAAGCATATTCGTCTGATACTATGGGAAATTTACACGATATAGATCTTAGTAAAAAAGAAGATAGTAATTTAGATTTTTTCTTTACAGAAAATGAGAAAATAGATGAGGATAAAGTTTTAGAAAATAGGGCCAAAAATGTTGATGGTCTTATGAAACTCAGAAATAGTGATATTAATACCTTTTTTGAAAAATAGAATATTATAAGTTAATTTATAGAATAAAATATATTTGTATAGAATAATAAACTATGTCTGTCCTTTCTGCTTTCAATAATATTATTTTGAATTTTTTAGATGATTGTATATTAATTTTTAATGATGATAAAGATTTCAAGGTTTACAAAAGAGGTCTTGGAGTAGTTGTAAAGTATAATCCTAAACAAGTGCATACTGTTTTTAAGGAGTATTTAGAACAGTATAGGCCTTATATTGAATCGAGAGATGATAAATTCTTCCTACAAAACAATTTTGATGAAGTAAAAAAATACAATAACGAAGAAATTTTTACAGTAATTTCTAAAATTAAGACTTACTGGACTACTTTAGATGACCATAATAAGAACAAAGTGTGGGACTATTTTAATATTTTGACACAATTATCTGATAAGATATAGTTGCGGTCTATATTTTTAAAATTTTTATTTTTTATTATTAATGGAAAAAACTAATATTGAACATTTCAATAGTTTTTTGAAACAGTTTATAGAAAACATTATAGAATCATTTGACGAATACAAAGAAGTTATCACTAATTATTATAAAGACCTATTGGAATCTGATACTTGCAATGATGATAAATATGTTAAACGATTTCTAAATAAAACAAAGGATTATAAACAATTTATTTCAGAAGAAAATAATGATTTGTTTAAAGAAGATATTTATCTTCTAAAGAATGTGAATTTTAAAGATATTTGGAATTCTGGTGAAATTAGTGATAATAACAAAAAGAAGATATGGGAATATCTGCAGACTTTATATGTTTTGTCCGAAACTATTATTAATGATACTAAAACAATTTCGGAATTAGTGAATCAGTTTAAGAATATTAATGAACCTGAAGAGGAAAGTGATTCCCAGACTGATCCTAATATAGATAAAGATGTTTTTAAAATGTTAAAGAATCTTTCTAATAGTAATAATGAAAATGTTGATAATATCTTTAATGAGTCTGGTATGATTGGTAAACTAGCCAGTGAATTAACCGAAGAATTAGATATTAATAATTTAGATTTAGGTATAGATCTTGAAAGTGGTGATGGAAATATGGAAGACCTTTTTTCAAATCTTATTAGTGGGGATAATTCGTTAAAATTTATGAACCTTATACAAACGGTTGGTAATAAAATCCAAAATAAAATTCAGAGTGGTGAATTAGATGCTTCTTCTCTTCTAAGTGAAGCACAGAGTGTTATGTCTAATTTAAATAATAATCCAGACCTTGCAAATATGGCGAACATGCCTAATATGGCAAATATGGCCAATATGGCCAATATGGCCAATATGGCCAATATGGCCAATACCCCATTAAATCCTACTCAGGAGAGATTAAGGAAAAAACTAGAAAAAAGAAATCAAAATAAAAATGAATAATAATATATATGAGTGATATATTTTGGTTTGATGACTTTAAAGTATTATTAGATAAAGAACTTGTTAAAGAATATTTTCCAACAAAGGAAATGAGTATAGAAAAAAAATTAAATTCGTTAGTACGTTTTTCTTTATATCTATCGTTTCTGTTATCCCTACTAACAAATAATATAAACTATATTTTTATACTAATAGTAACTCTATTTCTGACCTATTTAATATATATATTTAGAAAAAGTGAAGAAACTAATTAAGTTAATTATAAAAAAATTTATATTTCTATAGTATATGGATAGACAAACATTAAGAATTAATGAATTAACATCTTTACAACAGGATGGTAATTTTAAAAAATATAACACCGTTCAGGCACTTAGTGGTGGAGAATATATGTTAAAGGATTTTACTGAAGTACATCCGAATAATACTAAAATAGCAACAAATCAACCTTATCTTAATTTTGATGATGGATTTGGAGTAAATTCTGATTTAATTGACGAAGAAAAACGTGAAGGTAAAGTAAATAATTTTAGAGGTGATGCGAACCAATTATTTCCAAGACCATATCTTACTATTCCATATACTGGTAAGGGTAAGTATCATGTAGATATTGATAGCGAGATTCGGTCAGCGAATATTGCTAGTGATGACAGAGCTTGCAATTCCCTCTCTGGAGTTTCTATTGAACATCAATATACACCACTTGTTCCTAATCTTAAAGAAACTATACAAAATCCTAAAAATCTAATCCCAGAAGATTCTGTTCCAGATTGGTTTAGAGGTGGTGTTGATACAACACAAATAAGAAAAGATATAGATTTTTTTGAAAGATGTCTTGATGACCAGAAGGTTAGAGATATCTTAACAAAGAAGAAGACCTATTTGACAACTGAACCAGTTCTTAGAACTGATAATTAATTTTTTATTTTATTTCTTTTATTTTTCTGTTAAAAAAAAATGTTTTTTAATGGTATATGAGTAGCAATAGATTAATGTACGATACTTGTGCAGAACAGACTAGAATTAATCAGAGTGCGGGAACTGCTGGTTATCTTTTAGATAGTGATAAATATGAAAATGTTAATAAATGTAGAAATGGATTCGGACTTATTGGAGGATCTAATGTAAGTCATATTTCAGGTAATATTGTAGATTTAGAATCGGATTTATATGGTATAACAAGGAAAGCTTCTATGTGTCCAGATGAAAAATTTTTTTCTAAATGCTCTTTAGAAGATATTAATAATTGTCAACCTAATGATATCGTAATTAGAGGGAATGAGTCAACAGAAGAAAGGGTTATTTCAACTGATTTATTACATTTACCAACTTGTAATATCGTAGACTATCCACCAGTTGTTCTTCCAAAAAAAATTAAAATAAATAAAATTATTAAATAATTTATTAAAATAATATCTATATATATATATGAGTTTTACTAATTTAAATTACGATAACGCTGCTTATGACCAGTCATTAAAGGAATCACTAGGTAGTATAAAATATCAGTTAAACACCCCACAACATTCGCAATGTTTTGTCGAAGATCCTAATATTGCTATGCAAAAATCTGGTGTTAGTGTAGATGTAACTAACGCAATGATAGATGTTGATTCAGAATTACTTGGTATAACAAGAAAACATAGTAATGATCCACACAAACAATATCTACCAAAAATGGATAAAGATGGAAATGTTTGTTTAGAAACAAAAAAAATGAATTATAATCCTTGTAAAAATGTTAAAACCGAACACACAAGATTAAGTAACCCAAGTTTTAATCTTAGAGGTACTGGTTGGAACAGATGGGAATGGTTATGCCAGAACCCACAGGATAAATTAGAAATCGATTTTTCTATGAATACAGATACTAAAAATTTAGCTAAAGATTCTCATAGACCAATTATTCCATCTCCTTTAGGTTCGAGTAATTCTTTACCTAAAGAAAATAAAGAAAATAAAAATGAAGAAGTATATGTTTTTGATGAAGTCCCAACAAATCCAGTAAGTGTTAGGTGGGAAAGACCAGTCAATGAACCATTAGATTATGACGGATGGCAACCTAAGAATGTTCTTAGTAACGAAGCCCAAGTTCCTACAGGTCCTGTCAGTACTCAATGGCAGACACATAACACATTAGATAATTATTAATGAGCGAAAGCAATTTCAGCCGCACCCGTTTTAATTCTTAGAATATTATAGGATACAGCATAAACCTTGACTTCAGAAACAACCTTCTGGGCCTCTTCTGTTAATGTAATTATAATTTCTGCATCAGATATTCTTGAGAAATTACATGTCCCTGAAGGTTGATGATCTTCTGGGTCTATAGCAAAAGAATAAACATTTATTCCACTACATGGAACATTAGTATGGTGTTGATATGGTTGTATAACATTAAAATAGAAACCTTCCCTCTCATCGAATCTTCTTACACCATTAAGGAACAATGAAGCATTTTTAGTTGGATTATCACCATTATAAGTAATTCTTTGAGCATTCTCAAATCCCGGTTTATTCCATAATCCATTTACATCGGGAACATGGAGACTTGTATCATTATCTATTGTTGTAGGCTGATTGAACATATGAGACATAGTAAAATTTTTATATAAACTACTTTCTGCCTCAGTAGTTTCTGTTCTTGTAGAATTAAAATATTGTGATATAAAATCAAATCCGGTTGAAGCACATTGAGTAATTCCTTCTGCAGTAAAATCAGCTATTAGATTATTCTGTCCATCCCAGCTAGTAGAGGTCGTTAATTGATTGTCTAAAAAGTTAGGAGTATGTTGGGTTTTATTTGGGTCCGATGAAGATTTATATGATAACTTAGCCGCAGGTAAACGTGTAAAGAAATTTTCATTCGTTCTACCACCCACCATACCACAACCACCCTTTGGACTAGGAACACCTGTATACCCAGTAAAATCAAATTTATCTGTATAATTATATCTTTGTATACCACCTCTTGATTGGCAGAACCTTTTATCTACAAGGTTAACCGGTCGAATTCTCCATATTAATTCTTTAACGGGATTAAAAAAATTTAGGTCAACTGTATGGGTTTGACTGTTAGCTGATGTGAATGAAGTACCACGTGTCTGAATTTTTTCTATAAGATATTCGTGTGTGTTATTTGCGAATCTTTTTTTTTCATCATTATCAAGATAGATATAATCCGCATATATAAATGCGTTTCTTAAAGATGGTTTACTATTTGATTGGAAAATATTAGTGGAGATAGAATGACGAACTGTATTTACTCTAGATCCAGATGCAGGCAATAACTCTGCACCCAAATCACCAGTAACGACTTGTTCAGATGCCCATATTAATTCTTCTAAATCTTCAAATTCTATATCTACCATTACTTCAGCCTTTTCTAATGATATTAATGGTAAAGCTTGCCCAGGATTTTTACAGAACCAAAATTGTAAAGGTATATACAAGTTTCTTGCATCTGTCATTTTAAAATTATTAATGTCATTGCCGATCTGGCCAGTCCCCTCATTAATCATACCACGAACAGTATGAATCTGTGTTAATTCAGGGATATTTCCTACCATTTCAGCATACGCATGTTTTTTCCCTTCCTTTTGTGATAATTCATTCCAAATATGAAGCCATTCTCCATCTTGTTCATCAATAATAGTCTGTCCTATAGAAATAGACGAGTTTTTAATAATAGAATGACCTACCCAATTTAACCATCGGAAAGCCTTATATGATCCTGCTGAAACATCGACATTTATTTCTGGTAATTCAATATATAAGTATAGTTTATGTAAAAGGTCAGGTCCTTTAGGGATTCTACAGTTAACTGGATCACCGAAATCAGGCTTAGATGTAAAATTTAATTTTCTAGATTCTATAGCAAAATTAGTATGCCTTCTATAAACACTTTTAAAAAATGTAATCTGAGGATTTCCTGTTAGATAATTATTTTCTGTAGCTTCTGCTATTAATTGTAATGAAGCTCCACCCATAATACTATTTATAAATATTATTTCTTAAGTTATAATTTAAAGAAGTTATTTAAAATACATTATATTAAAAATATAATTATGTCATTTAAAAATAAAAATAATAAACGAATACATTACGATACAAAGGTAACATTAGAATCAAAACACAATACTTTTGTAAACAATTTTAGAAAAAAGGAAGATATTTTAGAAATGGAAGTAGAAAAAAAAGAATTAGAATTGCAACTTAAAAAAACAAATAATATCGTAGATGAACTAAAAATCAAAGACCGAATTATTTTGTTGAAAGAAGATATAAGCAATTATAAAAACAATAATAATAATAGGAATGAAATAGAATATTTTTTAGATAATGGAAATCTAATTTTTCAGTATTATGATAATAGTTCGTCAACACCTGTACAGAAACAATCATCTATTAATGATAACACGCAAAATATAATGTCATTCTTTAATGAAACAAAATCAAATAGTAAAGATAACTCTAATATTGATAACGATTCTAATAATAATAGAAAACATTTATTAAATAGTTATTTACTGAATACTAAAGAAAATTATCAAATAGATTTTGATGAATTTAAACATAATGTAGAATTATGTAATAACTGTCATATAAATAAAATTGTTTATATGTCTGAAGGAAAACAAATATGTCCACAGTGTGGCGAAGAATCATTTATTTTAATAGAATCCGATAAACCATCATATAAGGATCCTCCAAGAGAAATTACTTATTTCTCATATAAACGTATTAATCATTTTAACGAATGGTTAGAACAATTCCAAGCAAAGGAAACAACTGATATTCCTAAAGATATTTATGAAAAAATATTATTGGAAATAAAAAAGGAAAGACTTGATATTAACGTATTAAAACCTACAAAGTTAAGATGTATTCTTAAAAAGATTGGGAAAAATAAGTATTATGAACACATACCTCATATCTTAAATAAACTGAATGGGAAGACGCCACCGGTGATGTCGGTTGAAACGGAAGAAGAACTACGACGCATGTTTAAAGAAATCCAGATACCATTTCATAAATTCTGTCCTAAAAATAGAAAGAATTTTTTGTCTTATTCTTATGTATTACACAAATTCGTTGAATTATTGGGGTTACATGAATTTGAGAATAGTTTTATATTACTTAAAAGTAGAGAAAAATTACACCAACAAGATATTATCTGGAAAGATATATGCAATTATTTAAAGTGGGAATATATTTCGAGTATTTAATTATTTTTATCATTAATATTTATCGATGGGAATAAAATATCTATTATACTAAACATTATAATATTTACAGTAATAATTTTAATTTTATTAGATGGGGAAATATCTAGTGTATTTAGTAATAGATAGTTTATAAGAAAAAGAAAGGATATTTTTAGAACCTTTCTGATTAGCTCTCTTGGATTAACAAGTTTAAAAGTCATTAATATTAATAAACATATTTTTTTTAAATTTCTATTTAAACAAATAATTCTTTAGAATACTATTATGTCAGATGATAATGAAACATTTCTTGAAGGCGATAACAATATTCCGGGGCAAAACTTCGTGTGTCTCTCGTTCCTCTCTCCTGAAGAGGTTATGAAAAGCAAAGAAGTTTATATGTTCCACCGTTATATGACACAACGGTTTGGAGAACTAGAACAATCTATTGATAAAATTACTAAAAATGCAGGTGATGAACTTAAGACAAAAATTAACAAGGAACTAAAGGAGAAGCTCCGTCTTGAGCTTCAGTTTACATATGACCAGTTTAAAGGTAGGTTCGAGGATTTTACCTACAAATTCCACGATGACCTTAATAAGGAATTCAGTGAAAAGAACGAGTTCCGGACGAGTGTTCGTGGCGTGAAAATCAGGGGTGTGTATGAGACTCAAAAGGAAGCTGAGATTAAGGCGAAACAGCTACAGAAGCGCGACCGTACATTCCATGTGTTTGTTGGTTCAGTGGGTCAGTGGCTTCCTTGGGACCCATGTGCAGATAGGGTCCAGAGCGAGGAGTATCTTGAGGATGAACTCAATAACCTAATGAGGGAGTACAAAAAGAACGAGGTGAATAAGGATATATTCTATGAGGATCAGAAACGTGAGCGCAAGGATGATGCAATGAAGGAACGTATTAATGCCGAAAAGGAGATGACAAAACAAGATGAGGAGAACAAGAAGAATATGGCTACTATTGAGGAGCACATTGAGAGTAACGATCCGTGGATGGAGCGCAAAACCGAGGAGGCGGTTGAAGACACCAAAGGTGGTGACGATGCCGATGGTTCTAAGTAAGCTATAAAATTTATGATTATACCACAATATAAAATATACTATCAACTTATATGAGAAGTTTAGCTTCGCTTTTATTTTTAATAATAATTATGTTTCCTATTTTTATTTTTTATAATAAAAAATTAGAAAACATTAAACCTCCTAAACTGATTAAATACAGACCGATAGATACAAATATTATTGATATGCAATTCGACACATATAAAATTAAAAAGGAAAGTATCAAAAATATACGTAAATATGAAACTAGTCGTGAACAACGAGACCGTATTGCTTTAGAACGCAGACACGCTTACCTTGTTGATAAATGTTCAAGTTCGATAGTTGAACCCAGTTCTAACATAGTTGTAGGCTAGACTATTATAACTATTCAAGATGATTTAATCTATAAAAATTTATATCTATAATATAATATGAAATCATTAACACTAGTTTTTTTAACTTTATCTATAGCCTGTATTGTAATCGGATATATGGAACTTAAAATAGAATCTAAAAGACAAAAAAATAATTTTGACATAGAATATAGATTTGTTCCAAGAGAGATTTATGATTCACAATTTAATCAACTAGATCTTGAAAAAACATTTAGTGATATATTCGAAAATAAACTATTAATCTAAAATGTTGTTTTTTTAACATTTACAGTAGGACCTCCTTTTCTTTTTTTTTGTTGGGAATATGCTAAATCAAAAGGTTCTTGTTCTTCTTCTGAATCGTAACCACTATTAAAATTATTAGAGTGGTGTTTCCAAAATTCTGGTGCCCCTATTTTAAAATCAGAATGGGGGTTAGCTTTATACCAGAAAACCTGTTCTTCTAGTTTATTACTTTTAGCATTATTATTAATAACTAAACAATTAAAATCTTCTGTACATTGGTCCATCACCTGGCAGAATATTTCAAACGTTGGAAACATGCCCGCATAGTGTTCATATAATTTTTTTCTGTTTGATACATAATTTTCTCTTAGAATAAATACGTAATCAATATTTGTTCTTAGATTCGGTGGTATACCTAAAGCATACTGCATTGTAATTATAAACAACATTTTGTAATGTCGTCCATTCATAAATAATGAACGAATATTTACATCCTTTACCCAAGAATTATCATATAAACAATCATCTAAAATTAAAAAAGCGGAAGGATTTATATTACTTTTCCCATATAAATGTTCCTCTTTCATTTTTTTCTTTACTACTAATTTTTGCCTTTTTACAGCATTTGCTACAACCACTGGCGTATATTCGTCATGGATAAATAAACTAGGAACCATTTTCCCATAGAATTGATTAGCACCTTCTGTCCCTGAAATTACTGTGCCTATAGGTATCTTTCTATGAAAATATAACAGATCTTTTACTAAAAAACTTTTACCAGTCTCACGCTTTCCTATAAACACACAAACTTTGTCTGGCTTTATTGTAGAAATATCGAATTTTTTTAATTCTAAATTCATTATTATATTTGGATAATTTTATTTTGTTTTTTTAACAAGCAACGCGTAATTATAAATAAACAAAAATATACCACAATCATAAATGAATAATATACTTTTCGATAATAAAAATTTTAAGTTTACAAAAAAAAACATAGAAACACACATGAATGTTAGTAATTTACAATCATATTTCCCTATATTAGATAATTATATCGATGAGTCTAATTTTGATTATGAAGACAATTCTAATTTAATTTTAAAATCAAGATTTATTATAAAAAACCTTAGTGAAAATAATACCGATATATATACACAAAAACAATCTCATTATATAAAAACTTTCTATAAGTCTAATATTTATGATAGATTTGCAAAAAAAGAAATAACAAAAGATATATTTATTAAAAAAAATCCTATAGTTGATGTTTTAGGATACAGTATGAATCATTATAGTTTAACTCCTAAAATTCTCCCAAATATTACATCATGTATTACATCTGACTATATTAATAATTATAATAATGAAGCATATATTGATTCATTTTTTACATTCTTAGGAAGTAAATTAACCGAAAGTAGAAGATGTCCCACATTCCCATTATTCTATGGTACATATAATTGTTTATCTAATAATCTAAAATTTGACATTACTGAAGATTATGAGGATATTAAATTTAATAAATCATTTAGTGATAATATTAACAAAAAATTCGCAATTGAATCTATTGCTATTGATATTGATTCTGATAATGAACCAGAACCAGATTTAGAAATTATTGAGAATAATCTGGATATCGATACATTAGAGATTGATACCAGTTATGAAGATACACAAGATAAACTAGAACATTTAAATAGTTTAGAAGACTTACCAGACTCGTTTGTTAGTAATATAGATGTTATGGATATAGATGAATTAGACAATTTCTCAGAACTTGAAGAAGAGGATGATGACACATTTAAATATATTAATGTTACAAATTTTCCCACTCAACTAATATTTATGGAAAAACTAGAATATACTTTAGATGATTTATTAGAAGAAACTAATTTAAGTGATAGAGAATGGACCTCTATTCTATTTCAGATTTGTTTTGGTCTTGCTGTAGCACAAAATAAATTTCATTTCGTCCATAATGATCTACATTCAAGTAATATAATGTTTACAACTACAGATAACCCATTCATGTACTTCGAAGTAAATAACGTTTTTTATAAAATACCAACATATGGAAAAATTACTAAAATAATTGATTTTGGTAGAGCTACATTCACTCATAACAAAACACTATATTTTAGCAGCACATTTGATGAAAATGGTGATGCAGATGGTCAATATGATTACCCTATAAATAACTCTTTAAAAAATTGTAAAATTAAACCTAATAAAAGTTTTGATTTAGCCAGATTAGCTACAACCATTATAGAACACTTCAATCCTAATACTAAACTATTTAACCTTCTAAAAATATGGATGACTGATAAAAATAACCAGTTTATTATTAATGAAGAAGACGATTTTGATTTATATAAAAAAATCGCAAAGGATATTAAAAATGCTGTACCACTTAACCAATTTAAAAATAAAATTTTTAAAAGGTTTATTGTAAACAAAAAAGACATAAAAAATGAATATAGTATATTTAAATATTAATATGTTTATTTATTAGATAGAGCAAATATAAACAAAAAGATATCATAGGATGGACATTAAATACTATAACTATAACAAATAACATAATAGCTTCTTTTAATTTATTAAATTCAATAGATTCTTCATTTTTAAACAAAAATAAGATCAAATACAAAGTAAATGGTATTATTATATAAACCAAATCTTTCTTTGATAGAGTCATCATTATATTATACAATTATTAAAAAGTAGGTGTTCCAACAATAATATCATTATATTCTGGAGTTCCTGTATCTGTAATATTTTCTATACTAACAGAAGTGTTTGCAAACATGTTATCTAAAACCTTTTTTTTTAGATAAAGCAGAACTAAAATTATAATACTATTAATTATAAAGGTTTTAAGGTGAGTTTTTATAGACACTCCGTCTTTATTATCGCGATTTAAGTAATTCATAACTAATGAAATAACTAGAGATGTAACGAGAGCACAAGCAAATTCCAAATTCATATATTTCATAATATTTTATTAAAATATATTTAATTTTTTAATTTTACTTATTAAAAAAATTTAATATCAGATTTATTTTTATATTTTTCCAGAACTTCCTCCTTTGTTGATTCTTTATTCACCACAACATCACTTAAATTCACAATCTCTGTTATTTTTTTGTTATTATTTGTATCAGTTATAGAAATAGTTTTAATATCACTTTCCGTTGGTTCTTCTGACTTTACTTCAAATGGTTCATCATATACCTCCTCGTAATTACCAAAGTCATCCAGATTTAACTCCTCTATCTGCAACACATCTTCTAAAGAATCAACCACAACACTAGGTTCCTCCTTAGGTTCTTCCTTAGTTTCCTCCTTAGGTTCCTCTTTAGTTTCCTCTTTAGGTTCCTCTTTAGTTTCCTCCTTAGTTTCCTCTTTAGTTTCCTCCTTAGGTTCCTCTTTAGTTTCCTCCTTAGGTTCTTCTTTAGTTTCCTCTTTAGGTTCCTCTTTAGGTTCTTCTTTAGTTTCCTTCTTAGGTTCTTCTTTAGTTTCCTCTTTAGTTTCCTTCTTAGGTTCTTCTTTAGTTTCCTCTTTAGGTTCCTCTTTAGGTTCCTCTTTAGGTTCTTCCTTAGGTTCTTCTTTAGTTTCCTCTTTAGGTTCTTCCTTAGGTTCCGTTTCTAAAAGTGTCTTTATTTCCGTTAATTTTTCATCAGAATAGTTGCTAAGTTTATTAATTATAGATGTCCTAATAGGATTAACCGTATTATTAATATAATCATTTCCTAAATATTCCTTTAGAATATCTTTTAGAGGTAGTTCTTTCCTGATAGTTTCTATAATAGATTTTTCTATAATTTTATCACATTCTCTTCGATTCTTTTGTTTATCTTTATTGGATACACGATCATCAAATAGGAAAGAATTTTTCCAAATATTTCTTGCAACATCAATATAACATTTATGAATAAAATGACTGGTTTTAGGTATTTTAAGATTAAGTTTACCTTTATCTTTATTCATATTGATTGATGTTAAAATACGCGTATGACTAACAAAAACCGCAGTAATAAGTTCATCTAACCAGTCACAATTAGAAACAGAAACAATATTATTGTATTCTTTATCTATTATATCTTGATTCCATATAGGTATTTGACTTAGTTCTTCTTGGAATTTTTTCAAAACATAGGTGGATTCCTTAGATTTTATAAAAAGTTTATGGACCGTTTTATAGACACTTGGTTTTATAATGTGTATAAATTGTTGGGTATATTCGGTCTTAGCGTCGACTAAAACGGCTAAACTTCCTTCTTCCATATTATAAAAAAAATATAAATAAAAAATGTTTATAACGCAAATTATAATTTATTAATCTCTTCTTGGATTTTTTGTTCCATAGTTAGTTCAGTACTTTCCTTAGGTTTAAAATTGTTAGATTTATCATCTATTTCTACAATAGGATAATCATATTTTCCAGCTGTTTTTATATGATATGGATTATCTGTTAATGAAGATAATAATTCCGGGTTTATTCTATCTGAATTATCGCTATAAGAATGGTCCCTGTAATTAGATAGGTTTATTTTAGTTTGTCCTTTGCTAACTTTAACAGAACTTCTAGGTCTTTGTGTTTTAGTTTCAGCCATTTGTTTTTTATGGGTAATTTGTACATCTTTACTACCTATACTTTTCTTAGCACCAGATAAAGTTGGAGCTCGACCCTTTGAGATTAGTTCTTTATTAATATTTAGTGAAGCGTTGTAGGAAGCATCGTATGATGAAGGTAATTTGTTTTTAGAACCAGCAATACCTGAATACTTATGATTAGATGTAAACTGGCGATTCGTATTTGGTGCCGTTGTATTAGAAATCTGGTAACCTCCGTCTTTGTTGAATTTAGGTTGTCCATGGTTCTTTTGTTCTATAGTTGTTTGTTTAATAGTAACTTTAATAGGTTGATTAGAAAATTGTTTTAATTTGGGTGTTTTTGTGCCTATGTTCAAATTAGTATCTACAGTATCGAGTGTATTTCTAATAGTTATTTTGGGTAGTGTATCATATTCATAAATTTTATTTTTCTCACCACTTTTAATATTACCTTCCCGTTTGTTATGAATCGTAGTTTCTTTGATTGTAGTTCTAGCAATATCATTTGGATCATAAACAGTTTGTTTGTTAGGTACACTCATACCAAGGTTACCTTCTGGACGGATATTACCTTCGAAATTTTCTTTCTTTGTTCTTTTCAATTTATCTAATAATGGAGAAATGATAGACTTAACCGTGGTATTTAAGTTAGATTTATATGTTCTCTGTTGGGTTACATCTCTTTCATTTGGATAGGCCATAAAGGTATGTTTCCCGTAATCCGAAATTTTTTCTACAGAGTTCCATGTTCCTTTAGAATGAATATTTCTAACGCCATCATTTTTATAGTTATTTTTAGTAGATTTTTTAACATTAGGGTTTAATTTATGATAATTTTTATCAGATTTTGCATGACCTAAAAATGCTCGACTTCTTGTTCTGTTTGTTGTTTTTTCATCAACATTAAAATTCAATCTTTTTTTATCTTTAAGATAAGCACCAGTAGTCTTGAAATACCGCGACTGGTCATTTTTATAGAACGTATCTGGTCTTCTTTTGCTAATTCTACCAATATGTTTACGTTTACCATTAATAGATTTACCTTTAATAACTACACCTTTATAACTGATTTGTTGATTATTTTTAGTTCTTAATTGGTCTATAGTTTTAGGTCTAATAATATCCTGAATTTCTGTCTGATGGAATCCACCAGTTGGTTTATTACCATATTCTTGTCCTAAACCAGGACCAACTTTAATTTGGTCGAAAGGAAGTTCGCCTCGTCTTATACTAGACCTATGGAGACGGTCCTTTTCATATTCATTAATATTTGGGGCACCATTAACATGTGTAAGGTTTTTAACTGGTTTAAAAAAAGGTCTGGATTCAGATTTCTTATAATTAAATTCACTTTTCCCACTTAATGCCTGAAAGACTCTATTTTCTCTTTGCATCAATCGTTCTTTATTTGGATCTTCTATAGTTTTATCTTTTTCGGAATACATAGGAACCATCCCATTATCATCCATTAAAAAATTTTCCTTAGTTAAAAATTTACTCTTCGGAGTTAATCCATTAGAGAACTGTTGACCTATATACGATTCATTCTTTTGTCTTTTTAAAACTGGTTGTTTATTAAGTAAATTTAGTTTTCTTTGTTCTTCAGTTCCCTTAATTTCATTATCTTGAACACTGAGTTGTTTCGGGTTAGAATTAAATGACTCTTTTACCTCCTTAGTTTCATCATCTTTTTTATTATTGACGTATAAAAATCCTAATAATCCCAATGCCATATACAGCTGTATCATTTATATATTATAATATATTATTTAAAAGAAAAAACACATTAAATAAAATGGCATCACTAATTTATAATACTGATACATTTTTTGAAATAAAAAAGAATTATGTTCTTAAAAATACTGAAATTGATAAATTATTTAGCGACTTGTTTAATTTAAAAAAAAAAACATACTTTAAACAGGATTTTTCTATGATTGATAAGAAAAAAAATGAACTGGTTAGTTATCTAAATAAAATTACACCAAATAACTATAATAATATGTTTAAAATAATGTTTGAAATATGCACAGAACATAAACTAACACTATTCCTTATTGAAAATATGTTTAAATTATCTACGTCACAATCTATTTATTGTACCTATTATGTTAAAATTATTAAACAATTTCTAGAAAAAACCGAAAATAAGAAAGAAATTATGGATTATATTGTAGAAAAAAGTAGTGAATTTAAAAATGTTTCTATAAAAAATAATATAAAGGACAATTTTGGTCTAACCTATGATGAATTTTGTGAGAATAATAAACTTAAATTATTTAAAAAGGGTTATTCACAATTCCTAGGAGAACTTTATCTAAATAATATTATTGAATATTCATTGGTTATTGATACACTTAATACCATTATATCTAATCTTAAAACCATTCTTAAAACTTCAAATACAGATTTTATTGAAGATTCAATCTTGTGTATAGAAAAGATTTGTAGCACTATTTCTAAGAAAATGAACGTTTATGACAGAAAAAAAATTATAACTGATTTTGAAGAGATACAAAAACATGAAGCTATTTCAAAAAGACTAAAGTTTAAAATTATGGATTTAAAGGAGAGTCTTTAATATTTTATCAATGGGTGAAGTTCAAGACCGTTTGTTATCTATTTATGAAAATAAAAAGACTGAATTAATACAATTATATATTACAGAAAGGCAAAGATGTAATGAATTGGGAGCTCTATTTAGTTTTACTAAGGGTGATGAGTTAAAGTCTGTATTTTATCCAATATCTGATCCTATTGTTTCAGAAGAAACAAAAAAGGACATTATTGAAAAAAACAATTACAGGAATACCTATGCTTTCTTTTTTTTTACAGATGTCCCTACAAACACAACCATTCTTACAATAGAAGATTTAGATTCAAAAGTTTAATTAAAACATACTTAAGAATGAATTAATCAATACATTTATAATGTGTGGCATTCTAGGTGTTCTTGGTGACATTCGAGAACGTGAGTATTACCTTAATAAAAGTAAATTGATGCGTCATCGTGGTCCAGATTGGAATGGGATGTACTATTCTCCTGATGAAAAAATTGCAATTTGTCATGAACGACTTTCTATTATTGGTGTTGATAATGGATCACAACCAATTATTTCAGAGTGTGGTAATTATATTCTATCTGTTAATGGAGAAATCTATAACTATAAAACACTACTTAGTGAAGTTTTGGGTGATAAGTATAAAGGTAATACCGAAAGTGATTGTGAGGTAATTATTTATCTCTATAAAGAATTTGGTATTAATTTTATTAAAATGTTAGATGGTATTTTTTCATTTATTCTGTATGATATTGAAAATAAAAAAGTTATTGTCGCAAGAGATCCGATTGGTATTATCCCACTCTACCATGGACTTGATTCCTCTGGTTCTTTTACGATTGCTTCAGAACTAAAATGTTTTCATGATGTAGAGAAGGCAGAAGTAGTTAACCCTGGGTCTTATTTGTGTTATGATTTTACTACTAAATGGGAACAGGTTGAATCAGGTATTTATTATACACCAGAATGGAAAACTTCTAAATACTCACAAGATATGGACGAAGAAAAAATCAAAGATACTATCAGAACTTCTCTGATTGAAGCAGTTGAAAAACGTCTAATGTCAGATGTTCCTTTTGGAGTTCTTCTTAGTGGAGGTCTTGATTCAAGTCTTATTGCGTCTATTGCCAATAAAAGCATTAAAGCAAAAGAGAATTCGTTTTGTGGGAAACTACATACATTTTCTATCGGTCTAAAAAATTCACCCGATATTCTTGCTGCTCGTAAAGTTGCAGATTATCTAAAATCCGAACATCATGAATTGAGTTTTACGGTACAAGATGGGTTGGATTCTATTAAAGATTTGATTTACCATTTGGAAACGTTTGATGTTACAACTATTCGTGCTAGTACACCTATGTTTCTAATGTCTAGAAAAATTAAATCATATGGTGTTAAAATGGTTCTTTCTGGTGAAGGAGCTGATGAGATTTTTGGGGGATATTTGTATTTTCACCAGGCACCAAATAATGATGAATTCCATAGCGAATGTGTTAAACGTGTAGATGAATTGCATCATTTCGACTGTCTTCGTGCAAATAAATCTACTATGTCATGGGGAATAGAGGCAAGGGTTCCCTTTTTGGATAAGAAAGTTATTTCTAAATGTATTACGATTCATCCAGAACTTAAATGTAAAAAGATTGAGAAATATATTCTAAGGGCTGCTTTTGATAAAGACTATCTTCCGGATGATATTCTATGGAGACAGAAAGAACAATTTACCGACGGGGTTGGTTATAATTGGCTCGATACTCTTGTTGAACACTGTAATAGTTCTGTGTCAGATGTAGAATTCGCTTCCCTACAAAAGAAGTATGGAGTTAAAAATAAAGAAGAGGGGTACTACCGAAAAATCTTTGAAGAACTGTTTCCAAACAAAGGTAGTATTGTTCCAAGGTGGATTCCTAAAACGGAATGGGATGGTGTAAGTTATGACCCATCAGGAAGGTCACAACTTGTCCATAACTCAAATTAAATAAATTAAATAAATAAATTAACATAAAATTTTAAAAAGGAAACATTTTCCTTTCTTCTTTAGCACAATATTTTTCTTATCAACCTTTATAAGATTATCTATTATAGAAGGTGCTATACTTTTTAGGATAGGATCAACAATTGCATCATCACCAAATCCATCGGTTTTATCAATAAACCGCATCAATAATTCTAAAACTAATTCTTTTTTTTCTGAACCATTTAATGCTTTGTATTTTTCAACACATTTAATAAGAGGTGGGATTATATCAACTAAAGTTGTTAAACTTAAATTACTTAATTCCTTAGTAAACATTTTTTCTATTTTTTCGTAATCATTATTTATTACAGCATTCGCTTTATATCTGTGGACGGACATTATAATATAATACAACATAAAAATTAAATAAAATATGAACTAATAGATACGATTAGTAACAACATAAATTCTTTGTTACGTTCTGTTAAATTGTATAAATCTTCTCCGATTAACCTAATATCCTTTATACTTTCCTTGTATTTTTTGTAATAGTTAAGTAGGTAGTATCCAATAGTAAATGTAAGAATAGGTTTTAATAGACTCATTATTATATGATTATATATTTATACTGATTGCTTCTCTTTTAATTCAGATTTAGATCTTTCTAATGCAGCTTTTTCTGCTGCAGCAAGACCAACATAAAATCCCAGAGCAAAAGAAATAAATGGTTTTAGTAAAAGCATTATATTAATAAAATATTTTTATACAGCCATTTCAGCTTTGATATTTGGATATGGTTCATAACCAATAACCTCGAAATCTTCAAATTCAAAATCCATAATATTATTACGTTTTTTATTAACCTTTAGCATAGGATATGGGCGTGGTTCTCTTTTAAGATTTTCTTCTACATGTTTAATATGTGAAGTATAAATATGGGTATCTCCTGTTACAACCGTCAACATCCCTGGTGTATAGTTAATACCTTCTAGATTACAAATCATATAAACCAGAAAAGCACCAGTACAAACATTCCAGTTATTAGCCAGAAAGAAATCGGAACTTCTAAGATATATCATCAAATCCAACTTCTTATCCGTACTATTTACATAGAACTGATATTTACATAGACAAGGTGGTAGTGCCGCATTAGCGAGTGTAGAACCATTCCACAGGTCAATAATAATTCTTCTACTGGAAGGGTTATTTTTAATTAGATCAATAACATATTCTAACTGGTCAAATCCCTTTCCAGTATAATCTTCTTTACATGTTTTGTATTCTGCACCATAGTGCCTAAAATTAAATCCATATGACTCACCCATATCATTTTCTGGATAATGAGATAGACCTCTTGAATCTAAAAACTCTCGGGTTGTATTTCCCTTCCAAATTGTAATACCTTTATCATTTAGAATCTGATTATCTGTTTTACCACTTAGATAAAATTTAAGTTCCTCAAAAATAGCTCTTACCCACATCCTTTTAGTAGTAAGGAGAGGGAACGTTTTACTAATATCATATTTAAAAGTTAATCCAAATTGTGATAAGGTTCCAATACCAGTCCTATCTATATTTTTATAACCCAGTTTGATAATATTATTTAGACTACACATATATTGTTGTTCTTCCTGATTTTTCCATTTTTTAGAACCATTTTTATCATAAACAAATTTACGATAATAAATATCCTTTTCTTCACAAAAATCAGATACAGTATTTAGAACAAAATCTTCTGGGATTTTAGGAAAAAATACATCACACTCATATTTTTTATAAACTTTAGTCATAAATATTTTATCACACATTTCTTTATCCAAACATTCTTTATAAAGAGACCCACCACCAATTAAAAACACATTTGTTTTACTACTATTATCTATAGAATTAATAAGAGTATCCACCTCTTCAAGAGAATTACAAGTAAATACACCATCAGGAACTTTATAATCTTGATTTCTTGTTAGAACAATATTAATACGATCACTTAGAGGTCTATGTTTTTCAGGAATAGATTCCCAAGTTTTTCTACCCATAACAACTACATTTTTATAAATAGTTGTAGTAGTATGTGTGGTGATCTTTTTAAAATAGACAAGTTCTCCACTAAGATACCAAGGGATAGTATTACCTTTACCAATACCATTTTTATTGCAGCAAGCGACAATAATTTGAAAACCCATTATAGAATAATTTATATACTAAAACTTTAAATAATCAAATTATTTTTTTAATAAATATGAAAATAATGATTCAGAATTACTTGAAACTGAAAAGGTATCTGAAAGATTATATTCAGAATACCACCACCCATATGGTATATAAATCATTTGTTTCTCCTTTAGTATAACTTCAATATATTTCAACTTGTAAAAGTTTGGTACAGATGATTTATCCTTATCCCAAAAATCCAGATTACTATAACCATTATGTATATATAAGTTCGGTTCCTGTAATGGATTAAATATTATAATTTTTTTCATACCCTTTAAATTTACCTTTAAAAACCTATAACTTTTTACTTGAACAATCGGTTTATATGAATCTTCTTCTTCACTTTCTATTTTAAAATTATACGTAAATGAAATTGGTATATGATAGTATTTAAAATAATCATGAAGAATATTCTTGTTTTCATTATTTGTTCTGTTTAATTTATTACTATCCAAATCGGTAAAAATGTTTGTAAATACTGCAACTGATTTATTCATTAAAACTGTCTCGTATTCATCTTTAATCGGATTATTACCTTGTAGAATCTCATAATTATTATTGGGGCTATTTATAAAAATATATTGACTATAAATTATAATTAAAACTACAAAAAATAGTAAAATAAATAAATTATTCATATTACAACTTTATTTTTTTATTTTATTTTTTCAACTTATTAATTAATAATAGACAAATTTATATTTATATTTAAAGTTATACTAACTATTATAATTATAATGGAAACTCCTGTCTCGAACGTCCCTGTTTTTACCGATTCTTATGGAACTCAAGTGGGAAGGGTGAAATGGTTTAGATCCAAACTTGGATATGGATTTATTACAACATGGGATAATGAAAAGTCCCAAGAAGTTGATGTGTTTGTTCATCAGTCTCACATTAAAACCCAGCATAGTCAATACCGAACACTAAAGGAAGGGGAATATGTTTCTCTAAATGTTAGTGTTGGTGATGATTCTCAACAGGCTGTTGATGTTACGGGTGTCCATGGCGGACCACTCATGTGCGACAATCAACACGCTCGTCAGAGTCATAATGATCACCATGAAGATGACCACCACACCTCTGAGGTTGTTGCACATGAATAAATTATAAATCTACTATTATCATAGAATGATCACTTAGGTCAAAATTAGAATAGTTATAATACTGTTTTACGTCAACCCCTTTATAAAATATATAATCTACCCTTCTTTTATGAATATGTGTGTACTTATTAGTATTATTTAGTTCATGACTATCTTTATAATTTTGTTTTATTATTTCTACTACTTTGTTATCCTCTGGAGTATGAATATATTCATAATTTTTCATATACCTCATTTCGGTATCAGTATAATCGCTTGATGTTAATGAATTAAAATCACCTAATATAATCGATTTGTTATTATGAACATTATTAAGTATTCTTTTGACTTGTTTAAATCTAATATCTTCTTCTTTCTGGTTGTTATTTTTAAATTTATATGTATCTGTAAATAAATGCGTGTTTACAACAGTAATCGTTTCATTTAATTTTATATCAAATAGTAATGCCTTCCTATTATATTTAAGATCTAATACCTGTTTATTTTCTAATTTTATTTTGGATGCAACAAACAGAAATGATTTCTTATCAAATATAAAATAGCTATATCCTATTTTAGTAAATGTTTTCTTTACTGTTTCATAATTATATAAATAGACCCCTTCTACCATTTTTCTTGGTACTACTACTTCCTGTAAACATAAAACATCTATATCCTTTGTTTTAATGTAATCTGAAAGTCTATCCAGTGTTACATTATCTGAGGTATCCCTAAAATAATGAATGTTATATGTTGCTATTCTAAGACTACCTTTCTTTTTAATTTGTTGTTTGTTGTTATATAACTGTTTAAATTCAACTAAATCAGTTAATTCATTTTTTTTTATATTATTTGTTATATTCTTTACACTTTTATCGAATATGAAATTAAAAAACATCAAACATATTAAGAATATATAATAAACTGTAATAGAATAAGATATATTAATTTTAGGTGTGTCTATCTTCTTAACATCAAATGGCGTAGTTTCATCTATTAATATTAGATAGACATTAGAAGTAATGTTTTTAAAACTTTTTTCAGTAAAAAACCCATTTAGTTTATTTTTTTTAAGAAAATAGATAAGTTTCTGGTTACTTAATTTCATTTGTAGGATATTTAGAATTAATTCATCGTCTATTTTAAGCAACTTAAGTTTAGTTTTATTATTAAATACAAACATAGATGAATTGTCCCCATAATTACCAAATGCCTTTAGTAGGAAATTAAGACCTTTTATTTGATTTATTTGATAATCTGTATTATCTGATAAATAGATTAATCTACCATTAATTATATTTTTGAATGAATTTGAAATATGATAAAAATTCATAGGACTTATATTTTTTATATACATATAATATGTATAACAATTTTTTATCGACTATTTTAGCAGTAATACATACTATTGCATTTCTATCTGTAATAATACCCTTCGTTTCTAATAATATATTTATACTAAAATTATACCTATATTGGCTCATATTTATCTATGCTGGGTGGATATTTTTTAAAGATAAATGCTGGCTTTCAATAATAGAAAATAATGTTTCAGATAATAGCAAAGATGAATGGGCGCTACACCTATATATTACAAAAATATTCCCTAATTTCAAAAAAAAACACACCGCTATCTTCTTCTATTTGTTAAATTATACCGCTCTTATATTGGTAACTTATAAATTAGATATACTACATTTAGGAATATTATGGGTATTTTTTTATGAGTTTTTTAAAACACTAATAAATAAAAATTGATATAAAATAAGTTAATTAATTAATTAAACAAACAAAGATCCAGGATGATACACCCCACAGTTCAAAGAAGAATAGATTCCGCTATCACTGATAAATTACAAGAAAATATTGGTATTCCTAAAGACTTCAAAAAATATATTACGAATGTATCAGGTAAACAGGATAGTAATAGAATAGTAGTTGAAGTAGAGTTTTGTTATAAACATGATGGCTATTATTTTGAAAATCTTCCCCCAGAAATAAATAATAAAATTAATGATTATTTAGATGATACACTTAAATTATCCTTTGTTCTTAACATACCACATGATTATCCATTTAATCCTCCAATATGGATGCTTTCTAACATATCTACTTCTATTTCTAATTTAAATTTACTAATATCTTATTATAGTAGTAAAGTTGTTTATCATAATGAAACACTTTTAAAAAATTGGTCTCCAGCTATACTAATAGACAAGGACATACTATTATTTATGACTAAAATACTAAATTTTGACGATATTATAAATAATATTTACGTTTAAAATACCGTATCACATTTACCACTTATAACACGTAATACATTGTAATTAATTGCATATATATTATCGGCATTTGTAAGAGGAGAATCTGTAACTAATTTAACCGTTTTTATATTCGAAAAATTACATGCTCCAGAAGGCATTGGATCTTCTGGTTTAAGAGAAAACGAATAGCAATTAATTTTTTTTGATAATTTAGTGACATTATAACCGTCTGTGTCTAGTTTATAGATAGATGAAATATTTATAAGACCTGCTGATTGTCTCATTGTGGGAATATCAGTACCTTTATTTATACCAAAATGAGTATTAGCCTCATTTGGATTATTATTATTAATTTTATTATATATTGGTACCGATAGTCTAAATCCAATAGCAACACCTTCTTTAATTTTTGCTTCATGCTCTGTTATATTTGGTGATTCAACACCTTTATCTATATCTATAATTTTTGATATAATATTAATACTTTTAGTTGTACTGGTCGAGGTGTAATTCGCACCGTCATAAGATAGTCGATTACCTAAAGTTTGTTTTCCAAAAACAGTAAATAGTAATGTATCTCCTATAGATAATTCATTAAACTTATGCTTCTCATCTGCTGAAAAAAAATAATAATCTGGTTTATTTTCATTATTTTCATTAGTTGGTAAAACTTGTTTATATCTTTTCGGTTCATCATTTATATTTATTACTCTACCTATTGAAAATGTATCACGGCCAGCTGTATCATTTAATGGAATTCCCTCGGTGGGCGTAGAATTAGAAGCTCCAACATCGTCATTTACTGTTTTAGATAAATCATTATGTGCAAATATAAGTTGTGATGATAGTGTATTACTTATAATAGATGTGTTATTTTCTGTGTCTAATGGAGTTGTTGTTATATTCTGGAATGGTATAGTAGTATGATAGTCATAGGTCTGTCTTAACTGAAAATATTCTTCTGGTTGGCTAGAAAATCTATCTTCATCATCAAATGTTAGTTTGGCACTACCATAGGCATTAACTAGATTACTGGTCCAAATAATTTCTTTAACAGGTTGAAAGAAATTTAGTATAGTTGAAGTCTTATTACTTGCCTGTTGAACTTGTACTTGTTCTATAAGATATTCGTGTGATATAGTTGAAAATCGCCTTTTTTCATCTACATCTAAATGTATATAATCAGCATGTACTTCCAAAGAAGCATTTGTTCCAACATCATTACCTATACCCCAAGTAAAATTTAAAACAACTGACTGTGTTTGTATTGCTATTAGTGGTAGAGCCTGTCCTGGACTTTTACAGAACCAGAAATTTAAAGGTATTTGTGTTGTTTCTATAGTATTCGGAAATAATGTTTCATTTAAAGTATTACCTACATTGTTAAGCATAGATTTAAATCCCCTTAATTTAGAGCCAGGTGTAGTTAATTCGTTTTCTATATCCATCCATTCTTGTGTTTTTTTACATATAATTTTTCCACCTATTTCTAATTCTACTGTATTTATTATTTTTGATCCATTTGTTATATTACTATCATGTGATACTACATATACATTTTTTAGAAGGTCTCCATCTCTGGATATAACTACATTACATTTAGTATTATTTGTTGGATGTAATTCAAAGTATCCAGTAATAAATTGTTTTACTGTATCTATTGTAAAATTAGTATGGCGTCTATATACAACTTTAAAAAAACTTATCTGTGGATTACCAACAATATATAAATCATTATTATTAGATGCGGATTGTATAAATGAACCATTAATATTTTTACGTAATTTATTATTAAGATTTTCACTAGATTTCATATTATATAATTTGTTTATATAATATTATTTAAATTAAATTAAAAGGAAAAAATAAAAACTATAAGTTTAGTTGGAGTATGCGAGACCACCCATACCACTCATGATACGGAGGACGTTGTAGTTAATAGCATAGCAATCAACATTAGCCAGTAAATCATCACTTGAAACTAGGTGAGCACTATCAATTCTCGAGAAGTTGCATGTGCCAGATGGCTGGTGTTCCTCCGGCTTAAGAGCAAAGGAATACACGCAAATACCATTAAGACAACCACCACCATTAGACACCTGCCTGGCGTTGTTCGTGCCATCCACATTAAGACCACCATAGCCCGAATGGTATTCGTTAACCTGGAGACGCGAGAAATATGTAGACTCACGAGGAGAAAAGCGGTCGTGACCATTTAGTTTTAAATGAAACGTGCAGTCCGCGTTGGTAGTAACATTTCTAATACTAGTACCACACAACCCAACACCGCCGTTGGCGGCCGGGGCGGGCTTATCTTCGTCGTTACCTGCCCAAATCAATTCTTTAACCGGATGATTAAAGTTTAGTTCGTGATCACCAGCTGGTGTTTGGAGTCTACGTTCCTGGACCTGTTCGATAAGGTATTCGTGCGAAACCTGTGCGAAACGTCTGCGTTCATCTGTATCAAGATAGATATAGTCAACCCATAGTTTATTAGCTTCGACACCCTGGTTGAATAGAGTGGCAATTCTGTGGTTCAAATTAACCTTGACCTCGTGGTACTGGAGGGCAATAAGCGGGAGAGCAAGACCTGGGTTTTTGCAGAACCAGAATCTAAGTGGGATATGCATGTGGCGGAGTAACGTTTCGCCATTCATATCGGCGGCGGCCTCGGTATAACCACCAAGTTGACCACCCATACCAGCCATATTCTGGAACAAAGTACCCATACCATTGGCACCCTTTCTATGTCCAGAACTAACCATACCATTAGGGTTTCTCTCAGTTAACTCAGCCCAAACCTCTAAGAATTTACCACTATGTTTATCAATTTTCTGACCACCAATTTCAATCTCAACATCAGTAATCCAAGCCGAACCAGGATTAAAACATTTTCCAGCAAGATTGCCTGTCTCAGTAGACATACCGGTGGTTCCTTCAATTTCTAAATACATTCTGTGAACAAGGTCACCATTGCGAGAAATCGTTGCCGTGCAGCGACCATCAGTCCTCGAAGAACCATTCCACGTCTGCTCTATAGACTCCATCGAGAAGTTAGTGTGTCTGCGGTAGACCACTTTAAAGAAAGTAATTTGCGGATTACCAGTAAGGTAAACGTCCTGTGCGCCGTAAGCTACGAGTTGCATTAATCCTCCACCCATTTTGTATACTATATACCAAGAAAAAAATTCTGAGAAATTAATTTAATTAAAAAAAATTAATATAATCCTATAACTATAATAACTATAATAACTATAATAACTAATAAATATATATTAAAATCTATAATATATAATTACATTTGTAATAAATTAAATAAAATAAAATAAAATAAAAACTATAAGTTTAGTTAGAGTATGCGAGACCACCCATACCACTCATAATACGAAGAACATTATAGTTAATCGCGAATAGAACAGAATTTGCTACGAAGGTGTTCGATGACTCAAGAACAGCGGTGTCTATTCTCGAAAAGTTGCACGTGCCAGATGGCTGGTGCTCCTCAGGCTTAAGTGCGAACGAATACACGCAGATAGCATCATTAAGGCTTGAAATATTCGCGGTCGTGGGGGTGTTGGTGGTGTTGTGACCACCAGAACCGGAATGGTGGTCAATTACCTGGACTCTACTGAAATATCTATAGTGTCTTCTGGCAAAGCGTTCATGACCATTAAGTTTAAGCATAAATGTACCGTTCGTCGCGGCCGCGTTGTTTACGTCCGTAGGAACAACTAGCGACTTAGCATTATCAGTACCACTAGCACCTTCAGCAGCGGTCCAGAATAGTTCTTTAACTGGGTGATTTAAGTTAAGCTCCACCTCTCGCGCATTGTCCTCAATAGTCTGTTCCTGGACCTGTTCGATAAGGTATTCGTGCGAAACCTGTGCGAAACGGCGGCGTTCATCAGTATCAAGATAGATATAGTCAACGTAAAGTCTGTTGACAACCTGGTCATCCCAAACAGTAGAAACTCGATGCTGTAAATTTACTTTAACCTCGTGGTACTGAAGAGCAATTAGAGGTAAGGCAAGACCAGCATTTCTGCAAAACCAGAACTGAAGAGGAACATAAAAATGATCAATGTTGTCATCTTCACCAGCAACACATCCCATACCAGACATATTCTGGAACACAGTACCAGTAGGAACGTCGTCGGCACCTGTACCTTTACCACCGATAATACCACCCGGGTTTTTCTGCGTTAATTCAGCATAAGCTTCCATAAAAACACCACTCTGTCTATCAATTCTCTGACCACCTATCTCAAGTTCAACATTATCAATCCATGCCGCACCAGGGTTTTTGACATCCCCGTTACGTTCGCCTCCAACCTCGATAAACATCTTGTGAATAAGGTCACCATTGCGAGAAATGGTAGCCGTGCAGCGACCATCAGTCGTAGAAGAACCATTCCACGTCTGCTCTATAGCTTCCATCGAGAAGTTAGTGTGTCTGCGGTAGACCACTTTAAAGAAAGTAATTTGCGGATTACCAGTAAGGTAAACGTCCTGTGCGCCGTAAGCTACGAGTTGCATTAATCCTCCACCCATTTTGTATACTATATACCAAGAAAAAAATTCTATAGATTTAATTTAATTAATTTAAAATTTATAATTAGAAATTTATTGTATAATAGGACGATATGCTTATATTTATAATTAATAAAATTGAATATATAAAGGTTTGTTAGGTATAATTACCATACCAATCATGAACCTCTGTATCTACGCAAGCGAACTCGCGGTTATCACCGGACACAACCAGTATAAAGACGTTAGTGAGATTATTGTTAAAATCTGGCAGAAAAACTTTCCAGATGACTATGAAGCTATTATTAAAGAAGCAGGGGTTGTTGTTGAATCAACCGATGAATTTATTAATCGTATTTCTAAGGAGAATAATATTAACATCAAGGAAAAAATGAAAGCATGTCTCGGATCTAATGATGTTGTTGATATGAATAAAGCTAAACAGGAAATTCTAAAGAAGTTCGATACAATTCCAGAAAAAGATAAGAAACTAGTCCAGAGCTGCATTACAGAAAAAACAAACACTAATTTTGGAATAAAACACGAAAATTCTGGAGTTGCTAAGTATACAGAAATTTATGGAGATAAAGTAAATACAGTAGATACCTTTTTCAAAAGGCATATGTTTAAAACCGAACACAACTGGTTTGTTGGTGGTAAAATTGATGGGATTAATGATGATAATGTACTGATTGAGGTCAAAAATCGTATGAACAGATTGTTTTATAAACTTAGGGATTATGAAAAGGTTCAGATTTATGCCTATATGTATATCCTAGAATTGGAAAATGCCAAACTGGTCGAATGTTTCAAAAAAAGCAAGGAATGTACGATTAATGTAATTGATGTAGAATTTGAACAAGATTTTTGGGAGAATGAAATCTCGATGAAAGTGGAAAAATTTATTAAACAATTTGAATCATTCCTAAAAAGTAAATCGCGAAAGTTGGAACTAGTTAACATATTGTTTAGCGCCTAATCCACTAGTTATTTTAAGTATATTATAATGAACTGCATATATATTGAAATTGTAGCTATAATAAAATGAATTATCTGCTTTTTTTGGTATTTCCTTCACATTTTGCCTCAATCCTAAATCTATATTCATTTTGAAATTATCTATTCTTGAAAAATTACAGGCTCCTGATGGCTGAAAATCATTCGGATTTAGAGAGAATGAATAGACATGTATACCATTTTTTATTTTACGTTTATGATGTTGGAATGGTTGTTGTAAATTAAAATAATCTGAATCCTTTTTGTCTAATCTTACCTGACCATTAAATATTAATTGTAAATTTTCAATGATATTTTTATTAAAAAATTCCTTTTTATATTCATCAGCTGCTCGTGCTGGATTATACCTATTGTAATGGTAAAACTGACTTAGACTTTGACTATAATATGCGTTTTCTATATTATGATATCTATAACTTGTTGGAGATACATCTTCTATAGTCCAATTAGAATAATTATTCCAGTTATTCACATATTCCATATCTGAACGTTGTGATACTACGATTAGTTCTTTTACCGGATGGTGTAATATAATATTATGGTCCTTAGTTGAAGTAATTCCCTTAATAGTTGGGGGTTTAAAAACATCTTCTATAAGATATTCGTGACTATTTATAGCAAATCTATTTCTTTCATCTTTATCTAAATACACATATTCTGCTTCTAAAGATGGTTTTATATCAAAGGTTGTATTTTCTATAAATCTATTAATAGTTACTCCAGAACCATCCTGACTAACTGATTTTAACCTTGCTATCTGTTTATTATTATCTGCACCAACACTATCGATATAATCTAAATAGGTATATAAGTCTCTTAATGGATTAAGTTTAACTTCTACTCTTACTTCTGTATATTGTAGCGCTATTAATGGTAAAGCTAATCCAGATGATTTTGAAAAAAAGAAATTCAAAGGAACTTTAATTTTTCTTTTTTTAATAGAAGGTATTAGATCACTCGTATTCGTAATTCTGGTTGTATGTCTATATATTACTTCCGAATTTAATGGTGAATTGATATTATGTTGAACTGATACGACGTCAATATCTTCTGAACCTCTAACATGTGGATAATGTGAATAATGTAATTTTACCTTTGCCTGATATGATGAGTCATCTAAATAATCATCTGTCGGCCACCTCAGTGGATGTAAATTATTTGTTATAGTATATGTGTTCCCATCCTTAAAATGTATACTATCTCCATTCATAGTACCAGAATAAAGACCCAAACTATCATATTGACCATAGAAATGATAATTATTGTGATTATTTTGAGAATTTATAGCCCAGTTATATAACGAAACTACTGTTGCCTGCACTTGACTATTAAATGCTTGTTGTGATATCGTGATGTCGAGCCCCGTTGGGACATCTGCTGGGTCGATACTACTGGGATTAATTGAATTTTTTACATTGTAAATGTATTTTGTCATATTAGTATCGTCTTGTTTTGTCATATTACCCACTGGGTCATATACCGGGCCGTTTGGCCATTTATTTCCACCATTAGTTATAATTGGATAATATTCACCTTTGCTTTTATTATTAATTTCATTGTGAAGTCCTGGGTTATATAGCTCAGGCACATTTCCAGTCATTTCATCATATATTTTCTTTTTAGAATCATCATAGATTAATTCAGACATTACCTGGAGATATTCACCCGTATAAGAATTAATCACAGAATCATTTAAAAACAATTTTGTATTGTTAATAATATTGGTACCTATATTTTCAACCCATCTAAATTCATAAGGAACACTATTAGCTGTGTTACTTAGTTCATTTCTAGCACCTGAAAATATTTCTGGTAATTCAAATGTAAAATATAAATTAGATAGAAGGTCACCATCTCTTTTTATATCACATTCAAGTGTAACCTGTTCTGTATTACTGATTTTATTTCCTATTAATTTTATTTTTTTTGAATCTACTGAGAAATTAGAATATCTTCTATATACTATTTTATAAAAAGATATTTGTGGATTACCTATAAGATTAAAATCTTGTGCACCGGTTGCTAAAAGTTGGATATAACCCATATTAATATTAAAATATTATATATAATTATTTTTAAATTTGAATAAATAAAAACATTAATATATAATCAAAATATGTTTGTTTATAATGAACAGCAAGAACACGCCTCTAAATCTATTATACAGTTTCTTGAATCTAATGATAAGTTCTTCTTATTGGAGGGCGATCCAGGTACCGGAAAAACTACTATTATATCTAAAATTTTGGATAATGAAATTTATAAAAAAAAGAAAATAGCATTTTGTGCTACAACCAATAAAGCAGTTACTATTTTAGAACAATATAGTTCACTAAAGGGGAAAAATATTGTTTATACTACCATTCAAAAACTCCTAAATATAAAACGTAATATAGATGAAATGGGTAGAGAATTATATACTTATAATAGTCAACAAAACCTATGTAATAAATATAATATCAAACATTTTCACATTGTTCTTATTGATGAAAGTTCTATGATTTGTCAAGATATGTTAGAAGGAATTGTGCAAAATTCAAGATATTCTAAAACAAAAATAATATTTATTGGAGATAGAAACCAACTCCCACCTGTTAATGAAAAAATAAGCAATGTTTTTACAATTGATTTTGGTATAAATAAAGTAAAATTAGATATTATTGAAAGGTTCAAAAACGATATTTTGAAATATACAAATTCTATTAAAAATAACAAAAGACCTCCAAAAGAACTATGTAAAGATAATATCAGATTTATGAAAGAGTATAAAAACTGGATCTCTAATTATATGAAAAATATAAATGAATCTATTATTCTTACTTATACTAATAAGAAAAAACGATTTATTAATAATTCTATTCGTTCTTTGCTTTTCAAGGATAACAAAGAAAAGTATAATGTTAGTGAAAAAATCATTTTTAATAACTACTATAGTTCTATTGAAAATAAATTCTATTCATCACAACACGCTACTATTACTGATATTAAAGTGCACGACTTCAAATTTAACCCTCTACCACTTAACAAATTACTGAATCTTAAAGCGTCATTCGGTTATAATATTCGGACTCTTAAGGAAAAAGACAAAACATGTCCGATTTGTCTAGAAGATAATATTAATGAACAATCTCAGCTAAAATGTGACCATATGTATTGTGATTCTTGTATTAAACAATGGTTAAAAGAAAATAACTGTTGTCCATTATGTAGATTTGTTGTAGATGAGAACACCTTTATGGTGAAAGATAATACAAAAATTACATCATTAATTAATGAGATTATTGAATTCGTTTCTGATATTACATTTAAAACCTGGAAAATCGGAATTATTGCTAAGAAAAAAAATGAAGATAACCAACTAGAAACCTTTCATGACTACATCTATATTATGTCTGATGAAAGTAAAGATGATTATGAATTATTGTGTAGTTCTATTAAACAAAAATTTTCAGAAATAAAAAAACTTATCTCTAATAAAAATAAATATAACAATATTATTCTTAAAAGATTGTGGGAATTCTTTTATAGCAACTATATTGATGTTTTGGCAGATATTGATTATGGTTATTGTATTACAGTTCATAAGTCGCAAGGTTCTACATATAAAAGAGTATATGTAAACATTATGGATATTGTGAAAAATAATACGAACGATACTAAATCTTGTGTATATACTGCTGTAACCAGAGCATCTGATTGTTTAATTGTTCTTAAAACATAATTTAAAATGATATAGAGTAATATATACTATATCTTTATAATGGGAAATTGTTTAAAGAAACTCATTCCAGAAGAATATTCTTTAATAGAAAATTCTGATGAAATTATGCATAAAATAGAAACAAATGCTGAAGAGATTGAAAAACTTATAAATGAATCCCAACAAATTAATAAAACAAATATTGAAAATTTTGAACTTATTCAAAAGGATATGGATAAACTTATGTTGTTGAATAAAAATTTAAAACAAGAACTTAACTATTTTAACCACCAGTCATCATCCAAATATGGCGGTTCAACACCAGAAGATTCCGACATTTTTGTAGATGGTCCGTCTGAAACCATGTTTTCTACTTCTGAATAACTTAGTGCTCTCCTTGTATATTTCAATTTAGATAGGTAACCGTCAAATCCACCAAAGAGATTTATCCAGACATTACCAAAATTCTGTCTTGGTATAGACTCAAGTCTTTTACTTTTTTTTATATTACCATTTACATATATTGTTACTACCTTCTGTTTTACAACAAGAGATAGATGTACCCATTTATTTACAGGCATATTATCTATATCTATAATATTATCCTTTGAGTCTATTGTATTCATATTAATTCTTATAGTATTTTTATCAGGATGTATCCACACGGCCGGAGTATAAGATACTTCTGCTTTACTATCCCCTTTATGAAAAACATGTTTCATATTTTTGTCCTTAAATGTAAAGTCGTTTACTAAAATCCAAAAACTATAAGAAAATTCAATTCCTCCATCTTCATTATCTGATCTATAAAGTATAATATTTTCATCATTATCTGGATTCTGTTCTATTACCAAACTCTTTTTCGCATTTTTCATATCCTTTATAAGATATGGGGAATCCTTCCTAAAGGATTTAAGATATTCTATATATTTTTTTGTAAATACTGCGAAGAATAATGTTGCAATCCCTATTATCACAAGTGTTGCTATCTGTCCTATGGTTGAACTATCTGAAAATATCATAGGTATAACAAACAATGATACCATTAACGTCAAAAGACTATATATCAGATATATAATCGAATTTTTAAAATGTTTATTCAATGTTTTATAAAACAAAGACAAAATCACTAAAGATAGTAAAAACATTATACCTACCGCTAATCTAATAATCTTATTTACTGTCTTACTTTTTGATACTCCATGAAGTTTTTTAGCACTATTTTTAAGTTTTAAAAACACATCTGATGATAAATTCTTCATTTTATTTAATGTTTTTTTTACACGTGTATTGTTTGAATTACTATAACTAGGTGGTGGTGATTCAGGTACAACATAATTTGTTTTATTAGAAGAATCTGTAGTTGTTACTTTCTTAGGTAATGTTACTCTTTGTTGTGGTGGTGGCGGAGTTACCTTCTTAGGTAATGTTACTCTTTGTTGTGGTGGTGGCGGAGTTACCTTCTTAGGTAATGTTACTCTTTGTTGCGGTGGTGGCGGAGTTACCTTCTTAGGTAATGTTACTCTTTGTTGCGGTGGTGGCGGAGTTACCGATTTATTTACATTAAGAGTATTAATTTTTTTTTTAATATTAGCGACATTATTAGTCGTTAAAGAAACTGATTTATTTACATTAAGATTATTAATTTTTTTTTTAATATTATTAATGTTATTACTCATTATAATAAATTAAGAAATTTAATTAGAGATGTTCTGGACCATTTTTATAAACGTTATAGATTTTTTTGTAAGAAAATCCTTTATTTGTATATGTTAGATTAGAAATACGACCATTAAATCCTCCATTAGGAGTAATAACAAGACCACCTTCATTAATTTTTGGAAATCCTTTTAGTATAAAACTACTTACAAGTTTTCCATCTAAATATACATCTATACTATTATCAACAAATGTAAGATTTATATTTACCCACCTTTGTAGTTTAATATTATTTATAGTAAATTCTTCAGGTTCATCGAGATCTAGAACCATATCATTATCATTTTCTATATTATTAAAATAACTGGTCGATACTTTTATTTTAAGGTTATTACTATTTTTAGCTAGCATTATAATAGGATTAACCCCATTTGTGTCTCCCTTTTGAACTATAATTTTATCTTGGTTCATACGATACTTATAGTCATTTACAAATATCCAAAAATTAATATTATATTCTAGTCCTTGTGTTGAAGGTGGGATAGATTGTTTTGCAACTCTGAGTTCCTTTTTAGCATTATGGATATACGGGATAAGATTTTTAATAGAGATGTTTTTTCTTGGTTTAACTAAATATTTTTGGGTTAAAAAATATATAAAAATAGAAATAATGATACAAATTATTGTAAATATCATTAGATTTTTTTTTAAATTAAAATTTTTTTTAATATATGGATACATTACTATATTTTAATAAAATAAATTATATTAGTTGCGATTTATCCTTTTTATAAAGTTTCATTACTTCTTTATATGATATGGCTGTATTATAGTATATAGCATTAGATATATATCCATTAAAATCATTATTTTTATCCCCAATAAATAGATTTTTGTTATAAATAAATGGTACAGAAGGTATTAGGATATGTTTTATTAATTTACCATCTATATAAACATTTGTATGTCTTCCATCTAAGCTAACCACTAAATGATTCCACTTCTGAAGTTTAATATTATCTATATTAATATCATGAATAGTTACTTCATCATTTTTATCTCTATATGATATTTCAATAACAAGTGTGTTGGTAAATGGTATATATTTTATATTAGGTGACCCATATTTTTTAATAATATTTTTTTTGTATTTATAACTGGTATTCCATAGTGCATTTTCCGGAATATTATTAATATATAGCCATAATGAATATGTGAATTTTATTCCAATATTAGAAGGTGGTAATTTTATGTTTGAAATAAATTTGGTTTCTTTTATATCTAATCTATTTTCAAGGAATTTATTTTTTGTAATACTATTACTCTGATTTGTTGGTGGTTTTTTATTGAATAACTGTGTTATAAGTGTTTTGTCTGTAATTCTTGGTAGATATAAAAAATTGTAAATAGTTCCATTATATGAATATGGAAAATTAAAGTACATTGGTTTAGTGTTAATAGATATTTTATTACCGAAAACTTTTGTAGTTACTAATTTAGTATTAATATAAACATTTAGTGTTTTGTTAGAAATAGTAATACTAATATGAACTGATTCATTCTGCGAAATATCATCAATATCTGTATATTCTATAATATTATCTTCTGTTTTAGCACATATTCTTAAATTGTTAGAATAAGGATGCATCCATACCCCGATACTTTGTTCTGGTATTTCAGCCTCTATATTATTCCAATAAGAATAATCTAATTGTTTGTTTTCTATATTAGTTCCTTTATGGAAAATATGTTTCCATTTTGAAAAATTATAATAGAATTCTTTCAAATAAATCCAGAATGAATAAGAAATATTATTATCAATTGTTGGTGGTCTAATATCATCTGAAATAACATTATATGAAGTATGTTCTAGTTTGTCTAACGATACTCCATCTTTAATATAATTTGATTTCGTTTGTCTAAAATAAAAAAAGATGGAAATAATAATTACAATAATAATTACTATCTTAATCATATATAATAATAGTGTAAATTTATTTAACAAAAAACATAAAAAGTAATAAAATAACTATAATTAATCCTAATAAAATAGATAAATTCTTATAATTTAATTTATTATATAAATCATTTTTGAATATACTCGTGTATTTTTCAATTAGTTCCTCATAACTCCATTCTCTTTTATTATTTATTTTATTAACATTATTGTGACACTTGAGAACCCATCTTATAATACTGTCCTTGCTATCAAGACTGTTTTCCACTGGATTATCAATTAGGAATTCTTCATAATGTTTTTTACAAGTATTGCATGGTATAATATGTTTTAAAGAGTTAAAAAAAATGGCATATTCTTTTTTAGAATTAGGTGTAGGTTCGTATTCAAATGATATAGTATGAAGGAAGTACCATAACTTAGGCCCCCATAATTCGGGATCCATATATAATAATAACATATTAATTATAAAAATAATAACTTATATTTAAAAGTTTAAACACAATAAATAAAAATGAAAAAAAATGAAATTATTTATTGCTGTAATTGTGGAAAAAAGGGACACAATTACAAAACTTGCCTATCCCCTATTATTAGTTATGGTGTTATTTTATACAATAAATGTGCAAATGGTCAACTAAAGTATCTAATGATACAACGGAAAGACACGATTGGATTTATTGAATTTATGCGAGGAAAATATAATATAGAACATTTCGAATATATTTGTAATATTTTCAAGATTATGACAAAACAAGAAAGAACATTGATAGTAAATAATGATTTTGATTATCTATGGGATATGTTATGGTTTAAAAACAGAACCAAACAAACAAAAAATAATATTAGCGAATATAATATTTCTAAAGACAAATTTAATCATCTAAAAAGAGGTCTTTTTGTGGACGGAAGATATATTACACTAGACCTAATTAACAAAGAAACTCCTGTTGTTTATGGTTCTCCAGAATGGGGATTTCCTAAGGGTAGAAGGAATTTATATGAGACAGACATTAGGTGTGCTGTGAGAGAATTTGAAGAAGAAACCAATATTTCACCAGAATATTATAAAATTGCAGACTATAACAAAACATTTGTCGAAACGTTTCATGGAACAAATCATATTAAATACAAACATGTCTACTACCTTGCAGAACTAACAGAGGATATTAATATTTCTATTGATAAAAACAATATCAATCAAATCTCTGAAATTAGTAACATAAAATGGTATAGTTTTGGCGATGGTTCTCGAATTATAAGGCCATATAATACAGAAAAAAAAAAGGTGTTCCGATATATTAATAACTATATTCGTAACACGGTTGAAAATAAATAATATGTAATATTAAATGTCTAACAATACTTTTAGTTTTTATCCAAGTCTTGATGATAAAGATTTTAATAAAAAAATATACAATAAAAAGGAGTTTTATTTAAACAGAACTAAAAAAATAAAAAATTTAACAAATTTAGATAATATCACAAAAAAATTGTGTAAGTTTAATCTTTCTAATAACCAAAAATTCTTAAAAACATTCATGTCTCCAAATACACCATACAACAGTATATTATTGTTCCATGGAACAGGTGTAGGTAAAACATGTTCTAGTATTTCTATAGCTGAAAATTTTAGAGATTATCTTGTTTCTAATAATAAAAAAATTAATGTTATGCTTAATCCATCCATTAAAGAAAATTTTAAAAATAATATTTTTAATATAGAAAAATTTAAAAGTGGAAATGGTAAAGATCAATGTACTAAATCTAAATTTTCAGATGAATCTAAGATATCTCCAGATGATAGTAGAGAAGTTATTACAAAAAAAATCAATAAAATAATAAATAATAGATATAAATTTTTTGGTTACATAGAATTCTCTAATACTATACGTAATCTTAAAAAGTTTAATAATGAACTCTATATAAAAAAGGTAAAGGAAATGTTTTCTAATACTGTTATGATTATTGATGAAGTTCATAATATTAAAGAAGGTGGTAGTAAAGATGGTAAAAAATTACCCGCATATTTACTAGAAGTTTTAGGTATAGCAGATAATATGAAACTTATTTTGCTATCTGCAACACCTATGTTTGATAAAGCAGAAGAAATTATTTTTATACTTAATTTACTTCTAACAAATGATAAAAGAGAAACGATTACTAAAACTAATATGTTTGATAAAGATGGTAGAATCACTCCTTATGGGAAAAATGTTCTTTTAGATAAATCCCGAGGTTATATCTCTTATCTTAGAGGAGAACATCCATTAAAATTTCCCAAAAGATTATATCCAGATATTTATGGCGATAAACAGCTACTTAAACCATCAGATTTCCCTAAAAAAGATATTAATAATAATGAAATACCAGAAGATAAACGTATACAAAATTTAAAAATAATTGGTTGTGAAATGAAAGATTATCAGCTTAAACAATATGAATCTATGGACATTAAAACAAGTGATGATGACTATGGTTCATTTAATATTAATGGATTAATGGCTTCTAATATTGTATTTCCAAATATAAACAAATCAGAAACTATAAAGGAATTAATTGGAGATAGTGGATTAAATACGATTGTAAAAAAAAAGAAAAATAAATATAGTTTTTTGAAAGAAGAATATAAAGAATTTTTTGATAAAAAAAAAATAGGAGAATACTCTACCAAAATTTCCAATATACTAGATAATATAGATAAAAGTGAAGGTATAGTATTTATCTATTCAAGATTTTTAGGTTCAGGCATTATACCACTAGCACTAACACTAGAACTGAATGGATATAGTAATTATGGTGGTTCTTTATTAGAGAATGGAAAGACCCAAGATAAACAGTATATACTTATTACAGGTGATAATGAATTATCTAAAAATAGTTATCTTAATTATCTAAAAATAGAAAATGAAAACGAAGATGGTAAAAAGGTTAAGGTAATTATAGGCAGTGAAACCGCGGCAGAAGGTTTAGATTTTAAGTTTATTAGACAAGTACATATATTGGATCCTTGGTTTCATATGAATAAATTGGAACAGGTTATAGGTAGAGCGATTCGTAATTGTTCACATATAAAACTACCTTTTAAACATAGAAATGTATTAGTATATCAGTATGCCTCTGTTGCACCAAAAAAATATGAAACGATTGATTTGAAAATGTATAGAATTTCAGAACAAAAACAAAAAAATATTGCAGAAGTTGAATATCTAATTAAAACGAATGCTATAGATTGTGGACTGAATAAAGAACTTAATAGGTTTACCGATGCTATTTATAAACAAAAATTTAAAATAAAAATATCTAGAAAGGATATTAAAAAAGAAATAGAAATCGGATTACATGATTTAGATAATAGTAAGATTTGTAATTTTAAAAACTGTGATTTTAAATGTCTTCCAGATAGTGAGAGTTCTGCAAGTAACTCTAATACATTAGATTATAGATTTATAGAAGATAATATTGATGAAATTAAAACCTTTATAAAAACATTCTATACTAAACAATTCTATTATACTCTAAATGATATTAAGAAGTTTTACAAAGCCGAATACGATGAAGATTATAATCTACTTTACTATAGTTTAAATGAACTTGTAGAGAATAGTGAACTTCTTAAAGATCCATATAATAGAGAAAGTGTTTTGTCAAGAGTTGGTACTAAATATATAGTAAAACCTAAGATTGTTAAAGGTCAACACACATCTATTAATAATTTACGATTTCCATATACTAAAAAAAGACGCTATATAGACACAACTAATGAACGTATTAAAATAACTAGAAAAAATAAAGTAAAAACGGATTTAGATACAGATAAATTTCAAAAAAAATTAAATAAAATTTACAACTCAAAATTAAAAATTATAACGGATAGATTAAAAATAAATGTTCCTAAGGGTAATGAACTTATTAATTATATAGATAATCTTAAAAAAAAAATAGGATTGAATATACCATATTCCTATCTAGACCCAATAAATAAAGAAATACTAATAGAAATAATTATAAAAAAACAAAAAAATAATAGTTTATCAAGTGTAGAAAATCAGATGTTTAAGTTATTAGATTCTCATATTTTGTTTAATAGTAGGGATCTTGGTATTACAGAAAATGGGGAAGATATATTTGGTTATAAAATAGCAACATCTGAAACGAATGTAAAATATATGGCTTATAAAGATGACAAATTTAGTTTAGTAGATATGACAAACAAATTAAAAATACTAAAAAATATTAAGAATAAAATAAAATCAGAACTACCACCGAACAAATTAATTATTTACATGTTTAATAAAAATAATAAAATGAATATAAAAATTAAAGAAAAAAATACAGAAACTAAATTAACAAAAGTTAAAACGGGTAGTATTTGTGGTAATGAAGGTATGAAAAAAGATACTATAGTAGAATATATTAATAAGATTAAAAGGGGTACATATAAAGAAGGTTCTTTACCAAGTAAAGATTTATTATGTTTAGAATTAGACATATATATTAGACTTAATGAATTAAATAGCACTACAAATAATGCAAGATGGTTTTATACTGCGGAAGAAGCAATTGAGAGAGAGATTAATTTAAAAAAAAATTAAAATTGATTTATATATAATAGTAATTATATATACATAATGACTATCTATTTCGAAAATGAACAAACTTACACAACCGCAATTGATTCTAATCAACTTTCAAATGATATTAATACAGTGCTAAAAGAAAAGATCCAATCAGAAATTGAAGGAAAATGTGTAAATAATGGATATGTTAAACTTGATAGTGTTAGATTGCTAAAACGTAGTATGGGGAAACTAATGATGTCTCAATTTAATGGTAATATTATTTATAATATCACCTATTCCGCTCAAGTTTGTAATCCTCAAGAAGGTGATATTATCAAATGTAAAGTAAAGAGTATTAATAAAATGGGTATTATGGCTTATATTGATGATGAAGATTCTCCTATGAGTATTCTTCTTGCCAAACAACACCATCAAGAAAATGAAAATTTTACTAAACTACAAGAAAATGAGGATATTTCTGTTAAAATTATAGCTAAACGATTTGAATTTGGTGATAATAAGATTTCTGTTATAGGTGCACTTGAAGATACAACTATAGAACCAATCCAACTTGAAGCCGATCTTATCGGAGAACAGACTGATGATTCCGAGAATCTAGGAGTAGATAATCTTATGTATTCGACTAAAACCAAAACTTACAAATGGTTGTCTAATTATAACATTTCAGAACCCTTTAGTTATAATGGACGAAAATTCGTTTCACTTGAACATGCTCTTAATTCAACAAAAAACAAGGATGATGATTTTAAAGACCTATTTACACATGACTCCGAAACCTATGTAGGCGATCTTCCGAATCTTGCAAAGAAAACAGGTAATAAAACAAATATGAAAAAGATGAAAAAGACACTTAACGCAGATTGGGAAGAAAATAAACTTGAAATCCTCGAAGAAATTATGAGAGACTATTTCACACAAAACACAGAACTAAAGGAAAAACTACTCAAGACAGGTAATAATAATCTAATCTTTAGGGATACTGATAAATATTGGGGTATGGACAAAGATGATAATGGCGAAAATAATCACGGAAAACTTCTAATGAAACTTAGAAGCGAATTTAAAGCGTAATTAGGTTATAATATTTATAGTAGATGTGATACAATTATATAGTAAATTTTTTAATAATGGTGTAGGTGCTTGTGTTTTTGTTTTAACAACACCTAAAAACGCCAATATCATAATAAGTTGTTTTCTTGTTATAATTTTAATAAATTTATTAGATAGTTTTACATCATTTGTTCTAATAATTTCTCGAAATAATTTTAATAGATTTACTTTATTTACCGAACTAATCGGTTGTTCATTATTTATTTTATAAAAAATTTTATCTATCATATTTTTACCAAGTGATTTGGATTTAACCTTAGATTTAATATTCTTTTTTGTCCTTTTTTTAATAGGGTTAATATGATTAAATTGTTCTTTAAATTTAGTTTCTGTATTTTTTCTAGACTTCTTTTCTATATAATTTTTTAATTTATCTGGATTTTCTATAAGATTTTTATAAACAGAATATTTATTATTTGTAGGTGACTTATTCATTTTAATGGCGTCATCTAGTTTTACAATTCTTACTTTAGTCATAAGTATATATATAGAATTAAATTATAATTTTTTAACAAAATATTATAATATATTAGTAATGACTACGACAACAGTTCAACCAATGGAAAAAGACAATAATTATTATATTTTTCGTGATAAAAAGAAAACAGAGGAAGTATTACCTATTTTATATCTTGATAATGGTCTTACTATTTATACTGATAAAACATCACACTCATTTTATAACAATAAAGAGAATACGGATAATATTAGTCCGGAAAAAATGAATAGAATGGTTAAAAAATATGGTCGAAATAATATTCCAAAAACAAAAGCAGAATTAGAAGTTTCTAAATTGGATGCACTTATTGTTGATTTTAAAAAAAATAAAAAGGGTACCAAAGTTATATTAACGGCAAATCCGAACTATAAATTACCACACCTAAATAAACATAAGGATACCTTAAATAAAGAAGAAGTTAATGAATTAATAGACATAGGTAATTCTTACACCTACTGTCCTGATATTGAAACCCCTAAATGTCTACTTGGATTTTCTTTAAAAACAGATGAACTAGAGTGTTCGTATGCTGTTTGTAACGAAAAAAGAATAGGCACTCTACTAATAGATGTATTATTAATATCTATTGGTTTAGCTATAATTTATATCAGTTACAAAGGACTATATAGACATTTTAAAAAATAATATAATACTATAATAAATGACTGATTATACTTGTGTTAAATTGTTATCTAACTGTAAAATGTTTGATGTAAATAATCTAGCAAAAGACACCTCTATGTATGATATACATTATAGAAAATGTTCTATCCATAAAGGAGAATTATTAAAAAAAAATGAAGAACTAAAATTCTGTGAAGAAGCACAAACAGTTCTTAATGAAAATGATATAAAATTATTATTAGATAGAGATATAATAGATTCTATAAGACACGATTCTGTAAATAGATTTGTTCAACTATTAAATGATTCGAATAGAATTAATGATCTTTCTAAATCGATAGACTATAACTATGAAGGCAACACCCTCTTACATGAAGCAATCTACTGGAATTCTAATAAATGTATCCTTTTTCTTTTAAAAAACTGTACAAATTTCCTCGATGCTAAAAATAAAGATGGTAATACTGTTATGCATATCGCTTGTATTAAAGGACATAGTTTTTTAATTAATGAGTTGTATAAACTGGGTATGGATATAAATCTATTAAATAATAAAGATGAAACTATTTTACATTCTGCTGTAAAATGTGGAAATCTTGATATAGTAAAACAAGTCTATAGTCTAATAAATGCCCCGTGTTGTTTAAGTAAAACTGATAATTTAGGAAGAAAGGTATTACATACCGCTGTTATATCAAAAAATAGGGATTTAGATATAATAAAATTTCTTGTTAATGAAGGTAGTGATATTATAAATGTTGATACCTCCTGTAATTCTATTATGAATAATTTAAATAGACTTGAAAAAAGTTCACTAAATATCCAGATTAAAACTTTCTTAAAAAAATCTGTATACGATATCTATCAAGACCAACCACAGGAGCCTTTAGAGGGTGAAGCAACAGATGAAGGTGTATGCCAAAATAAACCTTTATTCTATAGTTATGACCAAATAATACAAAATAATCCAGAATATGCACCATTTATAGTTGATAACGGTGATACAACCGTAATTAATGAATATAAGGTCTCATACCCAAATAGCAATACCGAAGATAAACTAGATACTTCGGATTTATTACCCAAGAAAAAATTACCAATTAAAATAAGAAGTCTATTTAATTATGTAGAACCATTTGAAAATAATACTAATAATAAACAAAAAGATACACCTTTATATAAAGAACTATTAGCGATAGGTTTGTTATTTATTATTTTATTTATTTTTTATTATGAATAATTTTAAAAATTGATTTAAAACAGAGCGTATAAATTTAATAAATGTCTAAAATGAATCAGGATGATGTTTGGTGCGTTATCAAGTCCATGCTTGACTCGGACAAAAAAAAATATCTTATCAAACATCATATTGATTCATTTAACGATTTTATCGAAAACAAAATACCTTGTATAATCAAAAATTCTAATCCACTATCTATTTATCATGATTATAATACAGAACTGAATAATTATAAATATGAAATTGTTGTAAACTTTGTAAACACCTATTATACAAAACCACAAATTAGCGAAAATGATGGTAGTATAAAAAAAATGTTTCCACAAGATGCACGAAACAGGAATCTTAATTACACCTCAACACTCTATGTAGATATTGAAGTTATTGTATGGGAGAACCCAAATAGTGACGATAAGAAACGTGTAAGCTATAAGGAAATTAAGGGAATTAATATTGCCGATATTCCTATTATGGTAAAATCAAAATACTGTATGCTTAATGATTTCCCTTCTGATGAAGAATGTAAAATGGATTTAGGTGGTTATTTCATTGTTAATGGTAATGAAAAGGTTATTGTTTGTCAAGAAAAGATTGCAGAAAATAAACTATTCGTATTTAAAACTTCCAAAACGAATTCTAAATATTCTCATGTATCGGAAATCAAATCTTGTTGTTCTGATGGTTCTAATAATACAAAGAATGTTAGTATCAAACTCTTAAGTAAAGAAAACAATTTTGGTTATACTCTTAAAATCACGATTCCTCACGTGAAAATAGATGTACCAGTCTTTATACTATTCAAGGCATTAGGTATTACAAATGATAAAGATATTATTAAATATATTATCTATGATATTGATGATCCTAAAAAAAAGGAAATTCTTAAGTGGATTATTCCTTCTATTGAAGAATCGTCCGTTCTTTATACACAGGATGAAGCTATTAACTACCTTCTAAAATATTCGATGATTCTAGGTCAACCTAAAGATATCAGACTTTCTGAAGAAAGACGGATTGAATTGTTTAAAGGTATGATTGAACGTGATGTACTATCTCACGTTGGTAAGAATTTCAAGAAGAAAGCATTCTATCTAGGATATATGATTTATAAACTAGCACTATGTGTATTGTATAATCACCCATATGACGATAGAGATAGTTACTGTAACAAACGCGTCTCTACAACTGGAGAAGAACTAAGAGTTCTATTCAAACAATATCATAGCAAATTTACGAAAGAATCGAGGAATACTTTGATGAAAGAACTAAATAGTAATCCTTGGAAGAATAACCATTCTATTGAAAATATTATCAATCCGACAAATGTCAATAAAATTTTCAAATCTACAACGATTACTGCTGGATTGAAACATGGATTGGCTACCGGTAACTGGGGTAAATATAATTCATCCAAGGTAGGTATTTCACAAGTCCTAAGTCGACTAACATATAATAGCACTCTTTCACATCTAAGACGTGTAAACACGCCAACCGAAAAAACTGGAAAATTATTGCCCCCTAGGAAATTGCATAACACACAATTTGGAGTAATCTGTGCCCCAGAAACTCCAGAAGGAGGTTCTATTGGTCTTGTAAAAAATCTTGCTGTTTCAACTTATGTTACAAAATATTCTAGTGTTTCACCTATTATTAAACTATTGGAAGGTCGAATTCATCAAATTTATGATAAAGAAAAGGATACATTCTTAGATTTTAGTGATATTAAAAATAAAACTAAGGTGTTTGTTAATGGAGACTGGCTCGGTATCTCTGACAATTCCTACGATTTGTTCAAATATCTAAAATCTCAGAAAAGATTGGGTGTTATTAATATCTACACTTCTATTGTATTTAACTATGAATTGAATGAAATACACATTCTAACAGATTCTGGTAGATGTATGCGACCACTCTTTGTCGTAAAGAAAAATAAAGTTACTATCACCAAATCTGATATTTCTAAAATTAAATCTGGACAATTTGGATGGAATAATCTACTTGTTAAAACTCTTAATGAAAACGAAATGTTCTCAGAAAGAGAATCTATAACAAAAACCACAGAGGAAGGTGTAATAGAATATGTAGATGTAGAAGAATGTTTCCATTCATATATCTCTATGAGTCTGAATATGGACAAGAAAGGCAAGAATCAATACCAATACTGTGAAATTCATCCTTCTCTTATTCTTGGTGTTCTGTCTTCGTGTATTCCTCTACTTAATCATAATCAGTCTCCTAGAAATACCTATCAATCTGCTATGGGTAAACAGGCTATGGGTATACACTGTACTAATCTAAAATATCGTATGGATACAATGTCGCATCTGTTGCACTATTCAAATAAACCTATCGTGAATACACGTATTTCACAGTATCTCCCATCTAATAATCTTCCAAATGGTATGAATGTTATTGTTGCGATCGCATCCTATACTGGATATAACCAGGAAGATTCCATCCTTATTAATAGACAAGCAGTTGAAAGAGGATTGTTTAATTCAACATTCTATAGAACATACAGAGAAGAAGAAAAGAAAATTCATACTTCTGGTCATGATGATAAATTTATTAAACCAGATAGTAATATTACTAAGGGTATGAAACATGGTTCTTACGCTAAACTTAATAATAATGGACTTGTTTATGTAAATACCTATGTGGATTCTAATGATGTTATTATTGGGAAAGTGTGTCCTATTAAAAACAAAGATAAAAGACAGAAAAATATGTATAAAGACAGTAGTGTAATGCTAAGACAAAACGAAGAAGGATGGATTGATAATGTAAATGTAAATGTTAATGGAGAAGGCAATAAATGCTGTAAGGTAAAGGTCCGCTCTGTTAGAAATCCAACTATCGGTGATAAGTTGTCTTCAAGACACGGTCAGAAGGGAACGATTGGTATGATTGTTAACCAGGAAGACATGCCCTTCTCTAAAGATGGTATTACCCCTGATATTATTATTAATCCCCATGCTATTCCCAGTCGTATGACTATTGCACAGCTGGTGGAATGTATTCTTGGAAAATTAACTTGTAAAATAGGTGGTTATGGTGATGGAACACCTTTTAATGACCTAGATATTAAGGATATTGAAAAAAATCTGATGAAAAATGGTATCGAGAAATCTGGTAATGAAATTCTTACTTCTGGAATTACCGGACAACAGATGGACGCTTCAATCTTTATGGGTCCAACCTATTACCAACGTCTTAAGCATATGGTGGAAGATAAAGTCCATTCCAGGGCAAAGGGACCACGCGTTCTACTAACAAGACAGCCACCTGAAGGTAGGTCTCGTGATGGTGGTCTACGATTTGGTGAGATGGAACGTGATTGTATGATTGCGCACGGAACTATGCAGTTCCTAAAGGAACGGACGATGGATGTTTCTGATAACTATAAAACATTTATCTGTAATAAATGTAATCTAATTGCACCAGTAAATTATGGTGATAATATTTCTAAATGTGTGAAATGTCAAAATTATATAGATTTCTCTGAAATCAGAGTCCCCTATGCTTGTAAACTAATGTTCCAGGAACTTGAAAGTATGGCCTTATATCCAAGAATTAATGTAGAATAAGTATATATTGTATAGTTAGGATATTATACATTTATTATTTTTTATAAAGTTTACATATAGGCAAGTCCGCACTGACCACCTATAATTCGTAAAATATTATAATTTATCGCATATATATTATCAGTATTTTGTAGATTAGAACTGACTACTAATTTTGCTGTATCTATTTTTGAAAAATTACATGTCCCTGATGGCTGGTATTCTTCTGGGTTTAGAGAAAATGAAAAACAATTTATTTTTTTTGTCATCCTGGATGTATATGCGGCGGATCTTAAAATTAAATTCATCGTATTTATTGCTATTCTTAAATTAGCACCTCCATTTATAGTTTCAGCAAGTAGTGGTTTATTAAATTGTAGAGCTATATGGGTTTCAGCAATTGCGTCTTCTCCTACAAAATGTCCGCTATCTGCCACTGCACCACCCGCTACAGAACTACCAAAGGATGTTTGTACTAGTGTTACTGTTGTTAATATAGTTGAAAATTCTGTATCACTTCCTGAAACTGAATTTTCTCCAGAAACATTTATTTCTACCAAATCACCTACCTGTATAAGGTCTTCTGTGTTCATTTCTGTAAACATAAAAAAATAGGTTACTCTCTGGGTATCCTGTGTATCTACCACAGGCACGAATACAGTTGTATTATCTATATTTGTTATTTCATTAGCAGTTAGAATTGTGAACTGTGCTTCAGTTATTAATGTATTCCCGGCGGTTTCATCTATATCTGTTATAGCGTAACCATTCGGGAATGTGTTATCTGCTGCGAAAGAACTTGTTACTAAGGGTAATTCAATATTTATACCATTTTTTTTTTGTGATTCTACTGTTAAATTATTATTTGGTATAGTTGTATGATATTGATATGGTTGTCTTAACTGAAAATATTCTTCTTCTTGTAATGCAAACAAGTCATGATTATTAAGAACAATTTTAGCGGAATTATAGACATTTGTCATATTACTTGTCCATATTATTTCTTTAACAGGGTGGTTAAAATTTAGTAGAATAGGGGATTGGTTATTATTCGTAAGTGGTTGTTTCTGTACCTGTTCTATAAGATATTCGTGTGAAATCTTTGCGAATCTTTTACGTTCATCTGTATCCAGATAAATATAATCTACAGTAACCCCTAGATTTGCTTCTACACCGACCTCTGAAGTTATACCCCATGTAAAATTAAGGTTAATATCACTATGTTGTAACGAAATAATAGGAAGTGCAAGCCCTGGATTACGACAGAACCAAAAATGTAAAGGTATCTGAACATTCGGTATAATGTTCATAGAATCTCCTATCATTGTTTTAAGTCCAAATGTTTTTGAATAGGGTGTAGTTAATTCGTTAAAAATATCCATCCATTCTTGTGTATGTGTATCTATAACACTTTTTCCTATTTTTAGTTCTACACTATTAATAATTTTAGAACCACACATAATATTGGGTGTATCGGATGTTACATATATTTTATGTATAAGGTCGCCTAATTTAGTAATATTTACATTACCATATGTATTATTTGTATTGATGGTAGAACTACCATTAATAGTTTGTTCTACTGTTTCTATTGAATAGTTAGTGTATCTACGATATACTACTTTAAAAAAGGTCATTTGTGGATTTCCGGTAAGAAATGAATCTTGTTCACCATAAGAAACCAACTGTATTAATGCTCCCATTATATTTATTATATAAATATAAATTATTTTTAATATTAATATTAATATTAATATTAATATTAAAAATAAATGAATTAAATCTAAAAGAAAAAAGGAAAAAACTAAATAAATATTTAGTTGGAGTAAGCAAGACCACCCATACCACTCATAATACGGAGAACGTTGTAGTTCACAGCGTAAATACGGTCGGTCACCCCGAGGTCGGCTTCCGTTTGAAGAGTAGCGGTATCAATGCGGGAGAAGTTGCAGGTGCCAGAAGGCTGGTGCTCCTCAGGCTTAAGTGCGAAAGAATAGCAGTTAATCTTCTTAGTCATTTTCGACGTTAGTGCCTCGGTTTCGGTTTCGGTACTGTTAAGAATGTCAATACGTGAGATACCGAAATCGGCGGTGTCTCCGGCGCGCGCGGCGGAGGAAAGTAGTGGTTTAGATAAAGCGAATACTTGTCCACCGTTCCCCGCGTCCCCCTTTATGGTGCCATCACCAGCGTTCGCAGCAGTGACCGTCAGGTGTCTCATCACTGTTGCAACAACAGTTCCAGCACCAGACGTCCCGGTGGTTACTACTCTCACCAAATCACCAACCTCAAGAGTTTCAAGGTCGGCGTCCGGTATAATATAATGGACAATTGACTCGTCACGGTTGTTTGTAGCCGTAATATTGGAAAAGGCGGAAGTGACAAGCAGTGTAGGGTCAGTGTTGGTACCAATAGCCACTGCATTTGTAGTTGGAGTGATCTGACCGCCGGTGTGGTCCCCATCCATCTCCAGATCACCGCCAGTAAGAGCAGCTGTCGTCGACGAGCGAACAGAAGCGGCAGCAGCAACAGAAAGGTTCTGGTTAGGAATGGCGGTGTGGTAGTCAAATGGCTGACGGAGCTGGAAGTATTCTTCCTGCTGGCTGGAAAAGCGATCATGTCCATTAAGAACTAGTTTAGCGCTGAGGTAGGAATTTTCACGATTACTGGTCCAGATAAGCTCTTTCACTGGGTGGTTAAAGTTAAGTCGGTTGGTCACCGACGCCCTGGCAGTGTGCACCTGAACCTGTTCAATGAGGTATTCGTGCGAAACCTGGGCGAAACGGCGGCGTTCATCAGTGTCAAGGTAGATGTAGTCAGCCCAAACATTAACGCTCGCAAGAGCACCAACATCAGCCAACGTTCCCCAAGTAAGCTTAATCTTAACTTCGTGGTACTGAAGAGCAATAAGAGGGAGGGCAAGACCAGGGTTACGGCAGAACCAAAACTGGAGAGGCACCTGAACCATACCACTATCAGTCGCATCATTACTAGTTCTACCAACATCGCCAACCATATTCTTCAAACCAGTAGCCTTGGAACGGGGAGTAGTAAGTTCGTTAACAATATTCATCCACTCTTGCGACTGGCGGTCAATCATCTGACCACCGATTTCAAGCTCGGCCTGATTGACCATCTCCGAACCACTGGTAATACCCTCAGTGTCCGAAGTGACATAAACCTTGTGGACAAGATCACCATTTCTGGAGATAGTCACGGTACCAGAGCTATTGCTAGACGTCGAGATAGCACTAGAACCATTAATAGTCTGCTGAATAGTCTCCATCGAGAAGTTAGTGTGTCTGCGGTAGACAACCTTGAAAAAAGTAATTTGCGGGTTACCTGTAAGGTAAACGTCCTGTGCGCCATAAGCTACGAGTTGCATTAATCCTCCACCCATTTTTGTATACTATATACTAAGAAAATAATTCTAGAGAATTAATTTAATTAAAACGAAATAATAAATATAATCTTATATATATTTTACAAATATTACCAACACCACAAGTAAATATGATTCGTTAATCTTTTGTCATTATCGATTATATATTTATCTACACGATTCGTTATATCTAATTTTACTTTATCTACATATTCAGATATTAGATCAAAATTATATTGGTCCATAGTTAAATTAGTTATAATAAATATTTGTTTTATACTTAAATGTTATTAAATATTCATAAAAAATATAAAGTATAATTAATTTAAGCAGCACGTTTCAAAAATTTGACCCGTAACTAAATATGGGTCACACGAAGAAGAAGGTCGTCTGTCTTCAATATAACCATACTGATTTTTAAAGGTTTCATTAGGTATTCTTATAGATACGTTCCTATTACCAACGCCATATGTAAATGTATTCAGATCAGATGTTTCGTGTTTTCCAGTTAGTCTTTCACTATTATCATTTCCATATATTTCTATATGTTTCTTGTGATTTAATTTTAATTTTTCTATATATTCTAAAATGATTTCATAGTTATTGTGTTTCATAGTTTCTGTTGTGCTAAAATTAACATGACAGCCACTACCATTCCAATCACCCTTTACTGGTTTTGAACCAAATTCGATTAATACTTTATGTTTTTCCCCTAATCTATTCAGAACATATCTGGTTAACATTAAATAATCTGCTGCTAAAATACCATCTGCACAAACCTGTAACTCCATCTGACCAGGACAAACTTCCATATTATATCCAGTTAGTGGAACACCCATTTCTAATAATATTTCTAAAGCTTCATCTAAAAAATTCCTTTTAAAACATCTATCATAACCAACAGAACAATAATATTTACCTTGTTCTTCTGGAAGACCTACTTCTGGGAATCCAATAGGTTTGTTTGTTTCTGGATTAATAAGAAAGAACTCCTGTTCTATACCAAATTTTGGTTTTAATTCTAGTTTTTTGTTAAAAATATTTAGTGCATCTCTTCGTGTATCTATAGGGTCTCCATTATTTGTTATTGTTTCACATAGAACAAATGAGGCATTTGTTTCCCCAAAAAAAGGATTTTTTGTAAGTAAAATAGGTTTTAAAATTATTTCAGAATCTTTGCTTTCTGATTGATATGTGCTTGAACCATCATAATTCCATAATGGGACATCATCTATACTTTTAATTAGTTTATCAGTAACCTTTACTTTAGATCTGAAATTTCCGATACCGTCTAACCATATATATTCAATAATCATTAGATTTGTAATAAAATAATACTTAAGTTAAATTTATTAATAATTTTTAAAATATTAAACAATCAAAGTAATTTACTTAAATAGATTTATTATAATAGTTTCTAGATTAAAGTAATGTTACTGATTATATTGTTAAATTTATTTAGATTTGGTTATTCATCTGAAATTCAAGTAAAAAAATTAGTTTTTGAAAATTATACAAGGGATATATTACCGAATACTACGGTAAATATAAAATTAGGAATTGCTATTCGTTCGCTAAATAATATTAATCAGGTAGATGGGACTATAACATCAAATATATGGCTTAGGCATTGGTGGAATGATAAAAATATAAAATGGAATAAATCTATATGGAATGTTTCTAAAATTACTGCATACACTGAACCAGAACTAGAAAGATCTATATGGACGCCTGATATATTTATTTATAACACCGCCGAAAAACCTATGGATGAATTACTAAAAACGAATGCTATAATTTATAGTAATGGTGATATAATCTGGTCTAGACCTGGTATGATAAAAACCAGTTGTGTTTTCGATTTGGAAAATTTCCCATTTGACACTCAAATTTGTTCTTATAAGTTTGGAAGTTGGAGTTATGATACATCACAAATAAATTTATCAAATGCTGATTTTCCTATAGATTTAACTAATTATCAGTCAAACCAAGAATGGACTATAGTAAAAACGGAACATTATATAGAAGAAAAAGTTTATGAATGTTGTGCTGAAACCTTTCAGTCTTCATTTTATAAAATTACATTAAAACGAAAATATGGATATTATGTTTTAAATATAATACTCCCAACATTTGCTACTTCAACTCTTATGATTATATGTCTACTTATACCGTGGGATTCTGGTGAACGTATCTCATATGCTGTTACTGTAATGCTTTCTATAATAGTTTTCCTTCTTATACTATCAGAAAATCTACCGAAAACTGATACTAAACCACTATTATCTAAAATGTTAATAGGATTAGTATTTTTCGCATTATTTATCGTTTATTCAACTGTATTTATAGGGGTTATGCATGATTATACTAACAAAAATAGCAAAATAGCTAAATATATTATTTCACTTTTAGATAAATACAATCTATCATGTAAAATAAAAAGAAAAGGAAACAATGAAGCTGATTCTATAGATTCTGTAGAATCTAATCAGTCTGAAGAAGAATTACATAAAAAGGATTGTGATAATTTAGCTATTATAGTAGAACGAATTTGTACTTCCTTTTTCTTTATTATTTTTGTCATTTATTGTGCTATAATATTTTCATTAAGACCCTAAAGATTTACGAATCTTGTTTTTGTATTGAAATAGTGTATTGTAAGATTCCTTTGTAGTATACTTTTTCTAAGGTCAGTCGGATACCTTGTCATTTTTACTGTTTGTTCAAGCATTTTCAAAGCAACTATTTCCTTCCGTATCTTATAAACCTTCGTTCCGCCAATAATATATTTGATTTGGTATGGGTACTTGTTCCTTGAGGGTTCCATCTTGCGTCATTAATATTTTAACAAGGTTTTTTTTTAATTCAATTTTTTTTATGTAAAATATAGTTTATTTTTTATTAATTTTACCTAAAATACTATTTAATTTTAGTTTCTCTTTGTTTAATCTAAATTCTTCTTCGCGTAATCTTTTTAGTGTTTCCATATTTTTTTCAAAAACAGATTCCTTTAGTGTAACATCCTTTACATTTATTTTCTTCTCTTTCTCAAGTAACATCTTTAATTTTTTGTTAATATTATTTACTCTATCTGTTATACTAAATACAATCGTTTTACTTCTATTACTTAGAATATTTTTAAATTTCTCAAACCGATCTATTTCAGACGATACTAATTTATATTCTAAAGCCAGATCTTTATCATTATAGTAAGTATTTCTACAAACACCCTTTTTTATATTACCATACCATTTACACGGTTTACTACATCCATAAAAGGATTTATCCATACATTTTTTCTCCAATCTAATTGCACTTGGTACACACATACCATTACCCAAATTTGATTCCCATCTACATGGAGCACTACAACTATTCTTATCGTTAGTTAAACAATCTATAGTCTGTGTATTATTAGAAATCAATCTCAATTGTTTATCCTTTTTACACTTATTGTTATTATTATTATTATTATTATTATTATTATTATTATTATTATTATTATTATTATTATTATTATTATTATTGTTATTGTTATTGTTATTGTTATTGTTATTGTTATTGTTATTGTTATTGTTATTGTTATTATTATTATTGTTATTGTTATTGTTATTATTGTTATTGTTATTGTTATTATTGTTATTGTTGTTGTTGTTGTTGTTGTTGTTGTTGTTGTTGTTGTTGTTGTTGTTATTATTATTATTGTTGGTGTTATTATTGTTATTGTTAAAATGATTTTCGTCGTAATAACTTACTTGCAAATATAAATCAAGTTCTTTTTGTTCGTCTTTTGTAAGTTTTCTTCTAAGAATATTTAATAGTTTTTTTCTAAATGAGTTGGGTGTTTTTTTCTTAGAAGCTTTATTTAATTTACTTACTAATCCCTTTCTTTTACTAGACTTAATTTTTTTAGAGGTAAGTATAAGTCGTTCCACCATTTTCCGTTGTTTGTCTGAGAATTGTGGAATAAATTTTTTGACTCTACGTTCCTTTTCTCTTTCCCTTTCCTTTTTTTCTAATGATTTAAACTGTAAATTCTTAAGTTTTTGGGTAGTTTTTTTAAGAATTTTATTTGTTTTTACTTTATTTTTAAATGTTTTATTAAAACGAGCATTTATACTTTTGGAATAGCTATTAAGAGATGAAGGGGGTTTAAACTGTTGAAATGACTGCCCAAAGGATGATTTTTGTGGTCTAAAGCGATTCTGATAATTATATAATCCTTGATACATATACTATAAAGTTATAAAAAAATATATACTATCCTATATTTATAACTATTTATTTATATATGATAGAGGACTTTTTAATGTAAATAATTTCGTCTAACTTTTTTTGTGAGGTCGTGTCCTTTTTAATTGTATCTATATTGTTATGGATTACATTATTGATAAAATGATAAGAATCATATATTTGTCTTGTGGTGTTTGCACCGGTGATAATAATACTTCCACTTTGGAACGCAGACACAGTAACTTTCTTACATTCCATTTCACCGCATCCACTACCTTTTCCTAAACAATAACCATCACAATAACATGCTCCCCTGTGTTTATATTTAATCTCTAACTTAATATTATTTTCTTTAATATTGTTATCGATTCTATTGATAATAGCGTCAATATCTGTATTCTCAAACAAACTAGAGGTTTTTACATCAACCGAAAGATACTCATGATCTGTATTCAAAGCAATATCATTATGACCTACGTCAAGTTTTATTATATTCGATATCATTTTAGCTATATCCATTTTATACTGTACACAATTAAGGTCATTAAATAGTTTCTCTTGAATATCGGCACTTAACATATTAAAATTTATTGATAGATAATTAAATCTAAAACTATGTCCAGTTGCGAACGTGATTTTATCCATATACTTACTGTTCCAATAATATTTACTATTTACACCAGGATAGATACATGGTTCATATGAAGAATAAATACCATGTTCATTAACGAGAATTTGGTGTAGTTCAGAACGCTTTATCTCAAAATCTAATTTAAAATCACTGTTAATAAGAACTATTTTGAAAAACATAATTTCTGGTTCAGGAGCACTAAACACAGATGTATCCTTAGACAAAAGGTATCGGAATAGAATATTAATAGAATTTTGTCCGATTTCTATATCTTTAATACCAGTCATAGAAATAGACCCATTATTAAACAGTTTAATATTGTTAGTAACACCATTACAACAAACTTCTATAGTAATCTGATTAAAGAAAACCTTCTTGTTTTTCTTTTTTTTCTCAGAAATATGTTTTTGCGATGTACCTTTGTTTGGTTGATTACCGTATTCTATATATTTAAAATGGTCATTTATTTCAAGTGATTCATAGACCTTCCCTATGTCTACAAGACAATTAATTTTACTTGTAGCTGTAATTGTAGATATTCTGAGGTTAGGTGGCAATTCCATCCCCTCCATTGTTATTATATTTATTATCATCTTTAAATGATATTTCAATTTTATTTAAAAAGGATATTTTTATTACATATAACCTTATGAATTCTTATGATATATTAGGAGTAAAAGAGGATGATAGTATAGAACATATTACTAAAAGATATAAAGAACTCGCAAAAAAATTCCATCCTGATAGAAATCCTTTAAATGCGGAAGAATCAACCGAAAAATTTAAGGAGATAAATGTTGCATTTATTTATATTAAAAAAAATCATAATAAATTTAGTAGATTTAATAATAATGATAATAACGATGATTTTAGGGAATTTACAGAATCATTTATAAATAAAGGAGAGTTTTTAAATAATATTTTTAAAAAGGCTAAAAATATTGATATTAATGAATTGTTTGACACAATGTATTCAAATATTAAAAAAATTAGATTCTATTATGATAATATATTTAGTGAAGTTGTAACAGACAATATTAATATTAATGTAAATGTTGAGTTGGAAGATATTTATAATAGTGAAGAAAAACTTATAAATTTGGTTAGGAAAAGGAAATGTCTTAAATGTTTCTCTAATAAAGGAACATTTTGTAATATTTGTAATAATAAAATTTATTTCGATCAGGAAAAATGTTTTGTATTTAATTGTAGTGAAAAAATTGTAGCATTCTCTGGTGAATCTAATGAAGTAAAACACAAAAGACCCGGTGATATTATTGTACGTATTATTTCAAAACCACATAAATACTTCCATATATTTGATAATTACGATATTTTGTATTATATTGTTAGTGATGATAAAAATGATATCAAGCATGAATTTGAGTTTCTGGATAAAAATAAATATACATTTGAATGCAACTATCCATTTAATGAGTCATATACAATTGAACATAAAGGATTATATATACCATACTCAGAGAAAAGAGGTAATCTTATTATAAAAATTATTCAAACCAAGACAGAAAATAATAGTAATTTTAAATTATATTTAAATACTACAAATAAACTATAACTAATGAGTTGGTTAGTAATCGGTTCTTGTGCCAGAGAACTTGCTATTATAAAAAAACTAAAAAAGGATGACCCTAAAGTAAAACTGTATTGTGTTGGGAATAATAAAAACCCAGAAATTTTATCTATCGTGGAAAATTTTTCGGTTATTTCCAATCTCGATAATTTACTAAAATTTTGTAAATTATATAAGATAAAATATGCTGTAATTGGTCCAGAAAAATACTTGGCTATTGGAATTGTTGATTTACTCGAATCTCATAATATTAAATGTATTGGACCTAGTCAAAAATTAGCTAGAATAGAAACAAATAAATTTTATGCAAGGCAACTTATTGAGAAAAATGGTTCATCTCCGTATAATCCCATTTACAAACATTTTACATCACTTAATACCCATGAACAGATAAAAGATTACTATAAATTTTGTGAAAAACTCGATTTTAAGTATGTTATTAAATCTACTAAATTGTGTTCTGGTAAGGGAGTTAAAGTATCAGGTGTTCATTTCAAAAATGATCTTGAAGGATTTATGTATACTCTTGATTTACTAAATAATAACCACACTGTTCTTATTGAAGAAAAACTTGAAGGAGATGAATTTACATTAATGAGTTACAGTGATGGTACCTATTTTTCTCATATGCCTGTAATAACAGATTTTAAACAACTAGAAAAGGAAAATAGTCCAAATACAGGTAGTATGGGATGTATTTCTTATTCTAATCATCGTGCTCCATTTTTAACAGAATCCGACATTGTGGCCGCTAGGGAAATTAATTGTAAAACAGTCGAATATTTGACCAAAGATAATAAAGAACTCTACAAAGGTATTATTTATGGTAGTTATATAAAGTGTTATAGTGGAGAAATAAAAATAATTGAATTTAATTCTAGATATGGTGACCCAGAATGTATTAATGCACTAGAATTGCTTGAAACTAGTTTATATGATATCTATAAAGGTATTATATATAATAGATTAGTTTATATTACACCTATTTATTCTAATTTGAATATGGTTTCTAAATATCTTGTTCCCAATTTTTATCCAGAAAAGAATGAGAGTATTTATGAAATTGAACCCAATTGGTACAACGCAAATAAATCTAATATTATTCTGTCTTCTGTAAATAAATACGAAAATCTAATTATTTCAACTTCATCAAGAACCCTTGTGTTTTTTGAAAAGGGTAATGATTTAAATCTTATATCTAAAAAAATTAATTCTAAACTAGAACTCACTAATTTTAAATTTAGGAATGATATAGGTCTTGAAGCGGAAGAGGATAATTCATATCTTGGTAGTGGTGTAGATATAGACAAAGCACAAAACATAGTTGAATCTATGTCACCATTTATTAAGAAAACCTTTAATAATAACTGTTTCCATAGTATTGGTGATTATAGTGGTATTATTGGTATACCTAAACAGTATAAAGAACCCGTGTTTATTTCTAGTATTGATGGGGTAGGTAGCAAACCTTCTTTCCTGTCTAAATTGACGAAAGATGTTTATAAAATTGCTGGCGAAGATATTGTTGCACATAGTATTAATGATATTCTTGTAAAGGGAGCTGATCCATTCTATTTTCTAGATTATATTGCTTGTGAAAAATTAGATAAAACACACATCCTAGATGTTATCGAAGGTATGTCCCGCACTTGTACCAAATACAGATGTCCATTAGTAGGTGGCGAAACAGCAGAAATGCCTAATATATACAATAAAAATGAAATAGATATTGCAGGGTGTATAACGGGTATAGCAGAAAGGGAAGATATTATTGATGGTAAAAAAAATATTAAAGTAGACGACCATGTTATTGGACTTTATTCTTATGGATTACATACAAATGGTTTTTCGTTGCTTAGAAAAATATTCAAAGATGTAGAATTGAATAAATCTTTTGTAGACTGGGTAAAACAACCACACAGATGCTATTATGATGAGATAAAACTATTAGATGATATTACTATTAATGGACTTGTTCATATTACTGGCGGTGGTCTTATTGATAATCCACCTAGGGTTTTGTCAGACGATAAGTGTATGAACATTTATAAGGAAAATCTTATTACACAGCATTTTAGTTATATTCAAACTCAGGGAAATATTTCAGATGAAGAAATGTATAGAACGCTAAATTGTGGTATTGGGTTTATGATTGTTTTGGATGATGAAAATTACAAAAAGGCAAAATATATATTCCATAAAAATAAAATAGAATACTGTAGGGCTGGTTATATTAGTAAAAGAACCGGAGATGCTGTAAATTTTATATAACTTTATAATAATGATTGAAGGATATGTTAAAAGTATATTAATGGTTGTATTAACACTGAGTGGTAATTTTTTTGCTGAGATACTTGGATGCAATACACAACAACTTTTATCAAGTAGTATGTTTTTTAAACATCTATTACAGCTAATATCTATTTATATTTCTATGGATATTTATGATTCTAAAATAAAACACCCTATTACTAAACTAAAAAATACATTACTACTTTATTCTATCTTTATAATGTTTAACAAAATGAATATATACTTTACAGCGATTGTTTCTCTATTAATACTCACTATTTTCATTATTAATAACTATATAGAATACTATAAAACAATAAGAAAGGAAACGAAGTTTTTAGAAAAAATAAATAAAATAATATCGAATGTTTCCCTATTTACTATACTAATTGGGTTTATTATTTATTATTTAGATAAAAAAGGAGAATATACTAAAAATTGGGATATGTACAAATTTATATTTGGAATACCTAATTGTAAAGGATTAAAAAATTGAAATTAATATTTAAAATTATGAACTCACACACACATATAAACACACCATGGCTTACTACGAAACACAGAACCCTACAGTACTTGAGGAAGCATTTATGAATCTTGCTGATAGGATGTGGGATATAGAAGAAAAATATTATTCTAAAATCTACAAATTAGATATAGATACCATTCACAATACGGCACCTGAAGAACTAGAAAAATCTGCATATAAATCACTACGTCTTATAGAACAAGAAATATCATTTAAGCCTTATAAAATGTGGTGTAGTAGTTGTAAAGATGTTATTGTTATAGAAGAAACTGCTATAAGAGCGAAACGAGAACTGTGTTATAATTTATCTTTTGTAAAGTGAAGGATAGACCCTTCTGGCTTCCAGTTCTAATAGTTCTTGTGTATGTTTTTGTTCAAGTAGGCGGCGTTCTTCACTATAATTCTCTTGAATACTAAGATTAGGATATTTTTTTTGTATACTATATGGAGTTGGTGTATTTACAACCGGTCCATGATATCTTACTTGTTTCCTTTGTTTAGGAACATAATATACCTGGGGTGGTGGTTGTGTGAAATTTATATTTATAGTATTTTTTCCTCCATTATTTTTTTTACTATGTTGGTTACTGATTTCTTTACGACTATTATAGAGACTATCAAGCATATCATAGTCTTCATAATTTTCTGATTCTCTTATTGAACTAGAACTTCTGTGTTTATCGTAGTTTACGCTAGGTGTATGACTATCTTGTCGAACTTGTTTTCCGTAGTTTATAGGTTTAGGATTCGCATAATTTTCAGGGGTTTTACGATACGGTGGCGGAGGATAATTTCCGTTTGCTGACATACTGTTATAATATTTATTATTATAAATTTTTAAATAATCAATTTATTTATTTATAATTAATTAATTACATTTTGCAGAATTATTTTATTGCTATATATTATATGGGTGGAGGATTAATGCAACTAGTAGCTTACGGCGCACAGGATGTCTACCTTACTGGTAATCCGCAGATCACTTTCTTCAAGGTTGTCTACCGCAGACACAC